GTTCTTACTTGAACTTGTTCAATGAGTTTAGAGCGATCATTGTATTGAACTTTAATTTCTTTTATTTCTGGATTTCCACACCCAAAAATAAAAACTAAAATAATTATGAATTTTTTAATCATTGTTTTTTACCTTCTTTTATTGATTTAATTAATTCTTTATTTTCTTTTCGTTTTTCTGATTCAAACAATTCTTTTTTAATTATTTGAAACCAAGGATTAAAATTTTCGCAAGTAGTATTTACAATTTTATTAATATCGTTTCTGTTTATATATCCTTTATGAATTAATGTCGCTGTTAAATTTCCTATTTTAGTTACTGGGATACCCGTGACTTTGCTTGCTTCTCGAAAATCATAAAAACCAACTAACTCATAATAAGCATATAAAGAGGCAAGGCTTAAATCTTTTGCACTTGTTTTAAATAATAGTTCTACGGGAATATTGACACTTCTCTGCATAAGACAAAATTTTACTAGTTATTCATATTCGGCAAGCTGAATTATTACAGATTCGGAGTTTTGAGTCAAAGCTTGTAAATAAGCAAAATGGGATTCTAATCCTTTTTTTGGAAAAATTATTTTGAGAAATACTCCATTGTTTTGAATTACGTCTAATATTATTTTTACAAAAGAATTTAAAGCTGTCGCACTTATGAATTTTACAGTTGAAAGATTAATAATAAGTTTTTTTCCAGCGTAAGGTTTGCTTCTAAGATCATCTAATTCTTGTTTTAAATAATCAAAAAACATTTCTTTTTGAGAAACACGTAAAACACCAACTAAATTAAAAACAACGATTAATTCTTGAACGTAAACTGCCTCTTTGTAAGTAAACTTAGTTTCTTTTTTTATTATATTTGACGGTGTGGGTATTATAGTCTCACCCTTCCACTTTAATCCACGTAAAAATAGTAAATTTAAAACGCCGATACCTAAGATTAAAATTACAAATTGTAAACTGTATTTAATAACAAAATCTATAAATTGCATATAACTCTCTTATTTTTTAATAGATTCTGAATCTTTTTCTTTTTCAATTGATCCCTGACCTATTGCCTGAATTTCTGCATCTTTTTTCTTTTTTTCCTCGTCGATTTTTAATTTTTTTCCATCCCAGATTCCGTAAATTAAAATATCTGAATTAAAATCAGAATCTTTTAACTTACATAAAAAACCTAAATTACTTTCTTTTATTTCTCTACTGCTTAATTCGTTTGTCGCATAATACAAATTATTGAATTTATTATCTTTATATACATAAATCATTTTTATTTACCATCCGTTATTTGCAAATTTTGGGTTTTGAATAGGTCTAAATATATTTTTATCGTCTATAAAACCTACGATATTATTTCCGTCATTATTATTTTTCCAAACTTCATAATCAATAGTTACGTTGTTGTAATTTATAGGAGTTGTTTGATCATTTTCCACTATTTGAGTTCCGTCTTCTCCAATGCTAACATATTTATTTTTTATGTTATTATTTATTTTAAATGGTTTTTTAGTAACTATGATGGAATTGTTTTTAATTTTAGCTACATGTCCTAGATAGTTTCTAGGGGAAACAATTCCTTTCATTATACTTATTACACTCCCACCGCCATCTTGTTGCCAAATAAAATATTCTATACCTCTATTAGTAGATTTTAAAATAGAATAAAATTTAGATTCTTGTGTCCAGGTTGTATTACCGCTATTAGAAGCACTCATCATATAATCAAAAAGTTTTATAGAATAAATTTCTTTAATTTGTAAATTTTGTTCGTTGTAAATTTTTATCATTATAGAATTGTAAAAACCCATTATGACTGCAAACTTATCATTAGATATTTTACAATAGTTATGTATTCTGGGGTAAAAAGGAGTTCTAAGTAAAGTATTAGAATCGTCGTTATCGTTGTTAAAAATACTATTTACCTGTCTAACACCATTTGGAATATTATCACCAGAAGCTCCGGCGTCTTCTCTAATATTTACTAAATTTGTTTTGTAAGTATATGTAGGAAGTGATATTGAATTATTACCAAAATTAGTTAAGTGAGTTATTCCCGCATTATTTTTTAATGGTATATATTTAAAAGAAGTAGGTTTTGCATTTGTTATACTTGTAAATCCTACGTTTGATATCGTAATTAAATTTTGTGGATTAGAATTATTTCCCGTAAAAAGTCCATAATATAGTTGATAGACACCTGTTTGCCAATTTGATAAATAAGACCAAAGTATAATATTTCCGTTTATTGGTTCTAAAACCGCATTTGCAAAATTAGCTCCGCCCGTTGTTACTGATGCAGTTGTATTATTGAAAGAAGATAAAGAATTTCCATTGATTCTAATAAAAATTAAATGATATGTTAAACTGATAACGGCAGTTATTACTAATACATTATTGTGTAATAAAACTATTTTATCAAGAAGTTTATATGATCCTGCATTTCCTAAAACAAATTCTGAATTAGCCGTAAATAACTGAGTAGAGTTATTAAAATTAATAATTCTACCTAGTATATGTCCAGAGCTATTTTGATATATATATACAAATTTAAAATCTCCATTTGGGGATTTTGAAATTACTTTAATGAATATAGTTCTAGGTTGTGTTAAATCAATTGTAATTGCTAAATTTTGAATTATTTCATTTAAAATTAATCCGTTTTTATCTGTAGTTACTAACTTAACAATACTAGAATTATTTCTTAACATAATTAGTGTTTTATTTGAGTCTATAAAATCTACACAATTTAAAGGACTGGTATTAAGAAGACTTAGTGGAGAGTTATCTGCGGAATTTATTATGTTTGTATTGTCAGCGTAATTAAAATAAATTTGTTTATTTAAGCCTTTGCTATAAAGCATAGTTAAATCTTTAAAATTGTAAGGATAAAAAGTATGAATAGAAGAATTCCTATAATTATCAGAAAAGTCTGACTTTGTATTTACATTAAAATTTAAAATATTTTTTTCTGTGACTATTAAATTATTTACAAAATAAACCGCACTACCGAAATTTTCATCTATAGACGTATCCACGTCTTGATTTGTTTGTTCACTTAATCTAATTTTAGAATATATAGCGAAAGTATTAACAGAATCGTTATTTACTTTAACTAACAGTAAATGAGGATAACTTTGGTTACTATAATTAGTAAAAGCGATTAACAAACAATTATTTTTTATATTAATAAATTTATGTTCACTTAATCTAGTTCTACTAATAACACTTGCACTTAAACTTGAACTTATATTTGGATATAAACTTACATCAGTTCCAAAAGCTGTCAAACTATTCCCAGACCACGTATAAGATGAAAGACCAATATTTCCAGAATTAAAACCAACAACTATTTGATTATTATCCATCACTCCTATACCAGAAATAATTTTACCGGTTATTACAACCGGTGATCCACTAGATATTGTATTCGTTATATCTAAAATTATTAAAACTGAGTTATTACCGCTGATTGCATTTCCTAAAATTAATTTATTTACTGTATTGTAGCCTTTATAGTTTTTATATGTACTAACAAATGATAAAGGTTGTATTGTTGAGTCTGTAGACCGATTATTATTAGTTCCAATATCTAAGGTATTTAATATATTTATAGATAAGTTAGCTACATTAATTTCTACTAAATGACAAAAACCTGAATTTGCACGACCATAAATTAATACTTTAAACACAGGAATTAAATTAGTGGAATCATCAACTGTACATTCTAATAACTGAATAGCTGAATTTGTTATTACGCTAGTATATCCAAATGGATTCGTCGTTTTACTAATTACAAATTGTTTTGTTATTGTATTAAATGAGCATACGTAAAAATGATTTATATTATTTTCTCTGCTACTAATATAAAAATAAGCTATGTCCGGATTATAGTTAAAAATACTTCGCCCGTTATCTAATATTGGATTATCTTTAACACTGACACTTTCTCGAATTACACCATAACCAAAAAAATTTGTATTATTATTTACAGTAGAAACAAATTCACTATTTATACGTTTAAAATTTCCATTTTTTAATTTTTTAAATACGATTAATTCAAATGCAAAATTTTGAGAAGAACGTTGTTGCAAAAATAAATAATAATCATTTCCTAAATATCCAATAAGTGAATTATTTGTAAAATTTTCAAATCCATTACTATTCAGTAAACTTCCAGATTCTATATTTCCTTGATCTACGACTGGGATAACTTCTCCATACCCGTTCATCTCTACCATATCGCCGACTTTAAACTCAGATACATCATCTACTTCGAATTCTTCGAAATCATCTACAATTATATTGTCTGGGTAAGCCGAATTTCCTGTTCCGTTTTTTAAAGCTGTTTCCATATTAATAATCTCCACCTTCCATAGTTACATGACAATGATTCGCATTAGCACTAATAGACGAAATCGAAACAAATAAAGAATCTCCCGGGATAAGATCAATATCCGGAAATCTTTCAAATATTGGAGTAGCTTCATTAGAAGAAAGACCTTTTGGGGGTAAGTATATTGTAAACTTTAATCTTCTATTTGAACCGTTACCAGTAAAAAATCTAACCTCAGTTCCAGAACAACTAGCTATTTGAGAAACTGTAATTTTTTTAATTTTAGTTCCGTTGCCGTTTATATCACTTGAATACAAAGTAAAAATATCTGTATTTAATGTTCCAGACCCCGTCAAACTTGTGTTTTGTTGACTAGCTTGATTAAAAACTACACTGCCATTAACGACTTTACTTGCGAAATTTACATCTCTTGCCATTATTTGTTACCAATACCTTTTAATTTTTTGAGTAGAAATAAATGATTCATTGTTTATTAAAGAATCTTCCAAATTTATATTACCTTTTGCAATTCCTCTTTCTGAAATTGGAATATCTCGAAAAATACCTTTAGTGGTTACGTTCTCTAATGTTTGTCGCATATTAAATGTTCCATACAATCTCTGAGACGCAAAAATAGAAGGCACTTTTACAATTCCTTGAATTAAGTTTACAATAAAATAATCATTGTAATTTGCAAGATTAAATTCACTTAAATCAGTTAAATCGTAACTTGTTCCCATGATCCCAAAACCATTTTCGGAAGCATATCCTGTACCGGGAACAGTTATTAAATCATCGGATGCAACTGCAATAGGCACTATTCTTTCTAAATTTTGGTTATATGGAACAAAAACATCAAGCTCTGAAACTGATCCATACAGTCCTCCTAATGGTTTATAAAGCTCTCTGAATGCAATTAAACCGCTTCCGTTTGCACCAATCACCGGAGTACTCCCAGTTGTAAATCCTTCGACAAAAATATGATAGTGATAGTTTTCATTTTCATCTAGTACAAAAGGTAAATCAGCATAATTCCAAAGACCATTACCACCGTTATCTGACAAAGAGGCAATAGGAATTGACGCACTGGAAAGCAAGTTATCAAATTGATCGTGCAAAATAATTCTAATATTTGTATATCCACTACCTATTGATTTTAAATAAAATCCCATACGCTGTTGTCTACCTGAAAACAATAAACCAGTAGTAGGCGTAAAATTTATTTTATCACTTGTATTTTCCGAAAGGGAAGTTAGCAAACTATAATTTCCGCTAGTTACTTCTTGTCTAGCATCCAATCTACTCAAAGGAAAGGCTTGCTCTATTAGTGGATTAGTCAAACTCGATCCAATACTAGACACCATTTCGGTATTTAGTCCCAGTTCCAAAGCGTTTGAAATCGAGTATCGCCTCCGATCCCCCGGATCAATGGGATTAATATACAATTCTTGGTAAGGTTTTTCAAATTTAGTTGTTTTAGAACTTAAAAAAGCTGAAACTTCCGGGGCTAAATGAAATAAAAATACACTACCGGGTGGGTGATCCATAACGGAATCTAATCTATGAGATTCGTACGAATTGTAATTTAATAAAGTGTTAGCCTCTGTTTGCCACTCTAAATCTTTTTCAAATCTACTACGAATATTTGCGGGTGAAAGACTTGTAGCATTTGACGGAATAAAAATTTCACAAACCTTACACCATTCATTTTCACCCCGATATGAGAAAGAAAAACCTGGAACGGTTGACAATCCTAAAATTTCTGTTATTCCGGAATTCATAACCATTTTTGGTTGTTTAAATATTAAACGAGAATTCCAATTTATACCTGTTAAATCTCTAATTCTTAAAAAGTTACCAACTAAATCAGCGATATTTCCAAAACCCGCACTATTAATAGCTGAGACTATTTCTGTTCCAGTGGTGGCACTTGGATTATTTCCTCTACAATCTACTGTAACAAAATTATTTCCATCTCCTACTGTAAAATAAAGTAAATATTTTTCAGATAAATCAATAGGGGAACTTAAATCTACTGTTCCAATTACATTTGCGTACTCACTATCTCCAATAGATAAATTAACGGGAACTGGGGATGGGTCTGGAATTCCCTCTGACACTGCGAACTGTAAATATATTTCTTTATCTCGATCTCTTGTTTCTTGTGTTATATTCCCATTTAATGGATTAATAATATCCACTGATTCATCATTAAATCTTAATCTTCTATTCACTCGCATATAAATAGAGTCTACTCTTGGATTAGTTAAATCAGCCGTATCCAAAGTAAACGATTTTAAATTTGATTGATTGTTTATATCATAGGCAACTAATAATTGATCTCCGATTCTTTGAGCAATGGAAGCTGGAAAACTTAATTCAACTGAAAGCCCCGTTCCAGGAGTAGCGTCTAATCCTTCAAAGACTGCTACTTTTGCATTTGGTTGTCCTTGAAATTTCATAAATAAAAGTCTTGTTAGTTTATTTGCAATATCATACTGCAATTCGCCGATTCTTGATAAAACTAAATCATGCTCAATTCTTGCTTTATCACTTTGATTTAAAAATCTTATGTTTTGGTTCATTGATATACTACCCTTACCTCATAATCTATTCCACTTGCTTTCCATCTGTTTACAGTATCAATTAACTCGGGTATCTCACCAGACGTTAAGTTCTCTAATTCTAAAGTAAAAAAATAAACAGATGAGGCAACTGATCTTGTTATGGCTGGAACAATATTCCATTGATTGTAAACTGAATTTGGATCATTAATTATAGTTTTATTGTAATAACTCGCAAAACAAACATCAGAAAAAGCGGAATCCAATGACCCAGAAAATATCTTAGGAATACCTGGACGGGAAAATTTTTTAGTGTAATGAATTATGGAAGCGGGTGATATTTTTGGGGCTATTATATAGTTAGAAGCTCTGGTTTTGTAGTCCTCATCTGATTCATTTTCTAGCCTAACAATATCACAGTGTTTATGTAATATAAAATCTATAAATTTTCCAGTCGCACTTGTTATTACAATTTGTTTTAATAAAGAAATTGTTAGCTGTCTATTCCATTCTAAAAAATTTGAAAGCATACCAATATTATAATTGTTTGGGGTTAGAATAATAGGATCATAATTTGATTCTGTATCGGCTAATAAAATTTTAAATAAATTGTCTTCGACATTTAGTATAGATTCTAAATATTTACTAACTTGATCTGCTATGTTATTCATATAGTCACCAAATTTAAAACTAATGGGGCTGAAAATATGCCAACTCTTAAAACTTCATTTGTGTTTGGAATAACATTTGTATTTGGCGTTACTAAGTTCACGTCGTACACCGATGGATGAGCAAATAACGCTAAGGCTTCGATCTCATTTGCTACTACTTCTACACCTAATCTTCGAGTATTTATATAATTAGATATAGCATTTCTTACTGCATTTAATATTTCTTGTGAATCAGATAAAATACCTTTTCTAATAACTGTTATTGTTACCGGAAGAGGCACAACAACCGGGGGTGCATAATTGTAATTCATTCCCGCTACTCCAACTCCCGGATTATTTGCAATATCGTTTGGATCACCTTCAATTTTTAATTTCATTGCATTAATATCTTCTAATGTAAGAGTCCCATCTCCTCTGTCCGCAACTATTGTATTTGTTCCGGGTAACGGGGTTCTTTCTAATATCGCAACCGATCTTATTTGTGGAATTTCTAATATTTTGGCTTGAATGTTAAAGTTAGTACCGCCGTTCAATCCATTTACTGTTATTTGAAAACGTAAAGCTCTGTCATCGTCTGACTCTTCTTCGGTGCCCCCAGAAATAGAAACATCATTTATTGCATAAACAACTCCGCCTATAATAGAAGAAGTAATTGCACCTTTTCCATTAAATGTATCTAAAGCAAAAGATGATTTATTATTTATACTTCCAGTTGTATTCGAATTAATAGATATTGGGTTACTTGTATCTAATCCATCTGGTATAAATCCGGGTTCCACTGTTTGATATATTTGAGAATCAATGATAAAACTAGTAGTAGTAGGAATTGTAATTTCTAAATCTGAATTAGTCAAAATTCCAACTCCTGGATTATTTTGAAAATTAAACAAAGGTTTTATATCTAAATTAATAAAAGGAAATAAATTGTTTGATTGATTTAATTCATTTCCTGGAATAACAGTAGCATTATATTTTGGATTATTATTTATTTCTGCAACTAAACTTTGAATAGTATTAAAAACATTTAAGTCTATATTTAAGTCATCTAAAACATTTCCAGTATTAGTAACTAATGAATTTGAATTAATGGATAAATTACAAAATGGTTCTGTTCCAGTGTATTCTAATGTAAATTTAGGAATTCTATAAATTCTTACAAAACCGTTTGCATTTGTAGCCCCCTTCCTATTAAATTTTAAACCATCATATAAAGCAACTGGGATAGCTTTTTTTAATGCTTCTAAATAAGAAGCTCCTGTTGTACTTTCAATTAAACCGATTGCCTCTAGTATTGATTGAATAGCTGAACCATCGTTAAAATTTGTTATTTGCGAATTTTTACTAACAATATAATCTCGACCAAGTTTTGCAATTTGCTCAGGGGTAAGTACTCTTAAAATTTCAGCCATTTTTAAAACTCCAAATTTGTTCTAATAGGTCTTGATTGTCCACCTATCGGAGTGACTATTACAGGTGCTATTAGAGTGTCTTGTCTATTTTCTAATTCTCGTCTATCAATCGTTGCACTTAAAACCCTTGGGTCTCGTTCTAACTGTCCCTCGATCTGCGAAAGGTATCGATCTAATTGAACAATAAATAAAGATTGTTTAGTGTCATCTAATTTTTCAACTCCTAAACCCGGTTGCATCGGATTTAATCCGCCCAAAGGAATTTGAATATTTGATTGCAAATTTTGAATTAAACAATCTACTCCAATAACTTTATCTAAATCGCCATTCCCAGATATTTGTAGTTTTTTATTTTTTATTTTTAAATCAGAACCGTATAAGTATTTTTCTAAATTTTTATCATTAAATTCTATTGGTGGTTTTTCATCTACTTGATTTTCCGGAGTCTGTAAAAACGCTCCTTCATCATTTGGAATTCGTAACGTCTGACCAATAAAATTTTTGGATATTAAATCGTTTTCTGTTATATTGTTTGCTTCCGCTATTAATACCCATTTTGTATAATCACCGTTATATACTTTTCTGGCTATATCCGGAAGAGTATCATTTTGTAAAATCTTGTAATAAGAGTAATTTTGTTCTATTTCGATTGTAGGATTTGCATAGCCCCCAACTCCTCCAAACTCTCGATCCGATAAAGTTTTAAAATAAACATCACTTTCTACGTTCCCAGGATTTGCATTTTTTACAGGAAGTTTTTGATTTACTATTTGTAAGGCAACTAACTGACTATATGCAAGTTCTAATTGCCTTATACCATTGTAAAATCTTAAAACATCATCCGGTACAAAATCTGAGAGAGAGACTAGACCTAACTCAAAATCTGGAAACTCTTCTACTGGAATAAAACTTGTTTCTATCTCTTTTGTTAAGATTTTTATTGTATTTATTAAATCACTAGGGAGGGTTCCAAGTGCAATTTGAACTGTTTTTATATTTGCTTGAATTTCAGAAATTGCTAAAGCAAAAGCCGATCTTAAATTTTGTAATCTCTTTGATAAGGTTAAAATTGATTGATTTTGTCTAAATGAAATTGGTAAATTCATATCAATTTCCTCCTGGTGGTATAGCTGTAACCGTATTTAATCCATTTATAGTCTGAACCGGTAAAACATCAGGAGCGGTTTCAGTAGATAAAGTTCCAGAGTATAAATAAATTTTTCTAGCTTGTTCTTTAACAGACGATTTTTTTCTCCTGGATACGGGGACATTAGAAAATCCCGATCTGTTTGCATCAATTTCATAAGCTTCTAAAACGATATTAAAATTTACAGAAAAAGGATCTTCTTTACTTCTACTTGATTGGAAATTTGCAACTCTAACTTTAAAATGATCGTCGTCATCATAATTATGCCAAATTAATTCTATTTCATCATAAGTCGCATTTTTATTTTGAATTAGATTAGTTCGTACTTTATTTGCTAAAGCAAGAACTGGAAAAAGAGAATTATTAGAACCAAATATTGTAGGAACTACTAACCTACCAAGATTCCCACCAGGAGTCAATGTATAGTCTCTATATCTTGAAATTAAAAATCTTAATTTCATAAACTCCTCATAACCATTTATGAAATCATCTCTTCTAGTAAACGACTCACCTTTATTAGATGGACTACCCAAATAAAAAAAATGAGAACTACCTCTAATATTAATTTCTTTAAAATCATTTCCAAAATCTTTAAGATACCCGCCTCCGATAGTTTTTGTTAAAGTTGATCTAGTTGGTTCTGTGACCTCATAAGACTCTGGTGGAAGTAACATAAAAACTTCCGTGATAAATCCACCCTTAGAAGTTCTAAACTCAAAAGAGTAAGCGTTAGTTGGTTCATAAGCTACTCCGATAGCTTTAAATAATTGTTGAATAGACATTATTCTAATTCTCCTGTATCACTTGCTAATGTACTTCCAGAACCATTTCTTGTCGCACTACCCGGCTCTACATTTGGCACGCTAACATTCGCAGTTAAGGAAGGAATTTTAACTTTTGCAGTTATTATATAATTATACACGTTATCCATTATGATTTCTGCTAATTGTTCACTAGCTTCCTCAGTAGTTTTTGGAATATTATTTGAATTAAAAAAACTTAATAAATCATTTTTTAAATTAATTTTTGCTTGTGGTAAGTTATTTATTAATGACATTTTTTATTACCTCTTTTACGGAATTGAACTTCCAGTCGGAAAGCCTAAATTACCTAAATGTTTATGAGTCAATAAAGATATTGGAATCGCTAGATCACCTCCAACTATGTCTGTGTCGGATATTAATCCGTACGCTCCAATTTTAGTTGTAATACCAGTCATATTAAATTTAGCTTCTCCTAAACTAAATTCAAACTCATTACCTAAAGGATCTTCTAATTTTAAACCTAAAGGACTTAAAGATAGTTTATGACCATCGATAGTTTCCAAATTAATAGAGGCACCTTTAATATTAACTTCCGCATTAGACTCTATATCAATATTTGTTCTGGATTTAATACTTATATCAATTTCAGATTCTACTAATAAACGACCTTTTGAAAAAACTTGAATAGTTCCTGGAACTGGAAGTTTAGAATTTAATACTATATAACTTCCAGTAAAATGAGCCATGAAAACGTCTTGTGAATCAAAGTTTTTTTTACTTAACGGCGATATATAATTTTCATCTGTTCCCGGTTGGGTTTTGGCAATATATGGATATGAATTAAGAACAATAGGATTTTGATTATTGCCGTCTATAAATCCATAAGCGACCATCTTTCCTTCTACCGCACCCTCGTAAAAACCGTGCAATCCGACAACGTTTACACCTAATTTGCCTGATTGATCCGTGGAAACTGACATACCCGGAAAAGGAACATTTGTAAATTCCATATTAGTAAAATAAGCACCGATGGATACTCTGGTGTTTACATTTAAAGGTTCACTTTGAACGGATTTTATATACCCTACTCGAATAGCATTAGATTGATTTATATTTTCTAAATAAGCCTGTCTTAATGAGCTATCTCTTTGTCCTGTTTGGTGATCTTTATTAACTCTTCCTTTTATTGCTTTTTTCATTTTATCCATCCACTAATCCATTATTAATTCCTGGGTAACTTGTAAGCTCCCAGTCAAGTAAGAGTAAAGATAAACTCGTTGCATCAAATGGTAAAGGCGTTCCACGAGTTAAAGAAAATTGCATAGAATCTGTCTCTCCATAAGTCCAGTTACCAGCCAAAGAATCTATATAATAAGTTCCATTTTCTCTTTGATCGTCTGACTTACCGTTTTTTGGATCAAGATATAAAAACATCATACCCGGGCGAGCGTATGGAATCATTCTGGTTGTTATTGATCCTTCTCTAAACTTAGAAGCATTTCTATACCACGCTTGCAAATACGTACTCGCCACATAAGTGTTAAAATAAGGATTAGTGGGATTAATTATTGTATTTGTTTTATCATTTAAAATTTGTCCGACAAAACCAGTATTATTTAAGCTAGTAACGTTTATATCTTTTTCCATATATCTGTTACCGTAAGTTCGCTGACCACCAGGCATGATTGGTAGAAAACCCCCTCTACTAAAAATAGGTCTACCAAAACCGGAAATAACATTTGTATTTGATCCTTTAGAAGAATTTACTTTAAAGGCTGTATATTGATTCTCTTGTGAATTACCCAGCGATTTACTAATAACATCATAATCGGTTACTACTACAAAATCACCCGATATGATTAAATCCAAAACTCCATTACTTGCATTATAGTTTACATATTGATACGGATTGTATCCTGTGATTGGATTGTCAAAAGGTGTGGATCTAACAACTAAATAGCATAATCCAGGTAGCATTGGGGTTATATTAAACTTTGGAATATTTATTGTACTATTATTAAATATACTACTAACATCAGTTCCTTGACTGGAAACATCACTAACTCTTCCAGTGTTTATTGTCCGACCACCTGATTCTGTAAAGCATTCCATCCAGGGAGACGGGCATATTCTGGTTACCCAGTCCCAAAAAGTCATACCAAAATCATTTGGGGTTATTGCAAAATCTGCCGGAGTACTATTTAAAAAAGAATTATTTGCTATACCACCTAGTGGAGCCGGTGCCGAAATAAATCTAAACGGTAGAGTTCCGTTATCTGACCACTTAAAGTAAGGTGGAAAACCTAACACGCCATAATTTAAAGTACTTGATAAAAAAGAATTTGTTAAAATACTAAAAGCTTGTGCAAGAGTCATTTGCTTTAACGTTATTGCAGTGTGCATGGTTTTATTTGGATCGCCAAATATAAAACTTTTTTTATCATCACTTAATAAATCAAAATTTTGATATAAATTTCCTATTTGTCTATTGTAAAGTTCGCCTAATTCACTATAGTTTACTGTTACCGTTTCTTGTCCCTCAGCATTTGTATTTTTTATGACTGACTCTACAAAACCCGTCATTATATGATAACCGTCAATATCTAATTTAGCCATAGTCATAGGTTTAAAAATATCTAAGAGAGAAGCTCCAAATTGATCCCAGATATTTGCTAAAGGAAAACCTAAACCAATTTTTTTTATTTTAGCTTTATCATTAACCATAGTTACTGAAAAACTACCCGCTGGTGCGGATATACTTTTATCCCAAGACACGCTAGTTATTAAACCGGAAACATCAGCCCCTAAAATTTCAACTGGAACAAAGGGTGGTAAGAACGGAGATACAGTAAGCTTTACACGACTATTTGAAACTCTTACTCTTTTACCTTCGTTATATTCTTTTAAAGCTTCAACTCCGGCTACATATATTAGTTTATTCGGATCAATAGTTGAGTATTGCATTATTCACCCGCTACATTGATTTCTTTATTAGAAGTGAAAGGTAAAAATTTCTTTATTGAATTTGATAAACTATTTGCATATCCTACCAACTCACTAAAACCTTCGATCAATTTTTGCATTCCTGTTCCTAAACTATCTATTATTTTTGTTAAGCCCTCACCACTAGCACCGCCGGATAAAGTGTCTATTAACTTGTTTAAAGATTCATTTAATTTTGTAGCTTGATTTAAAGCTTCGCTAGATAAATTATTTAATTTTCTACTATTCTCATCGTTTGTTATTTTATTGATTCTTAATAATTCATTTACACCAGATTGATTTCCAACTTCTTTTGCAAGTCCTTCTTTACTTTTTTCTTCTAATCGGCTTTTTACTTCTCTATCATCCATCCCAAAACTTTTAAATAAAGCTAAAGATTCATTTGTTGTTCTACCTGGGAAAAACGATTCCATCAGTGTATCAAAACGCCCAAAATCTGCTTTTCCGCTCGAATTCATAGAAGCATTGTAAAAATCTTGCATTACTCTTTTATCTAGTTCACCACCTCTACCAGTTTGTAACATTTTTATCATGGAACTAATGGTTTCGGGATTAAACATTTTGGTTAAATCAGTGTTTGGTGCTACATTATTTAAATCTCCAAAAACTCCTTGGCTATTTAGATAGTCAATAGTGCTTTGATCTGCGTTCTTTAACATATCTTGAGCTGTTTTTGCATATCTCCAACCTACTGGATCAGAAATATCACCAGTGTTTACTTTTGATCGAATATCTTTTAACGACTTACCAAGTTTTAAAGCTAAGTCCATGGTCATGTTTTTATTACCAAGATTTATTTTTGCGACTGTATAGTTAAAGTCATCACCAATCTTAGCTACCTCAGATGAATTCATTCCTTCTTTAACGGCTGACTCTAATATACTTTTCATTTCGTTTAAAAATTCTTGAGTCTGGGAACCTCCGGCTGTGACTTTATTTGCCCCAGTTAAAAGCTGTTCAAAACCTGATACTCCTCCCGCTACACCAACTAACGAACCTAATTCTGATCCTGAAACACCAAATTTTAATTTATATTGTTCTATTCGTTTTAATTGTTGGGCGTTTGCATCTTGTAGCAAATCGTACTGTCCAGATGAAACTCTTGCTGATTTTAAAAACTCACCGTACTCTGCATTATTAAAAGCATTAGATTTTGGTCTTCTTATTAAACCGGTCATACCAATAGTACTAGCTTGACCACTGACTTGCTCTCTATAGTTAGAAGCCATTTGCATGGTCTTCATAATCCCTAAACCGATTCCAGCTCCGATGAAAGGTAAAGAAGAAGCAATCATTCCCGCCCCGGCTTTGGCACTGTTATATAATCCACTTGCACCTTGACCGATAGAACTACTTCCAATTTTTGTTTTTAAATTATTAACCGCATTCTTTAAATCATCAATTCCCTTTTTTAAAGTTTGGTTACTTTGACTAATTTTATTACCGACATCAGAAAATTTTTTACCAATTTCTAAAACAGATTTTCTAAATGTTTCTGCTATTTTAATATTTCCACCTAGCATACTTTTATTGTCTAAATTACCAGAGGCAATATTTCCTTTTTGTGGAACTTTACCACCAATGACACTTTTTTCTGCTTTTAGTTTAAGCGAAACATCTAGTTTGCTACTTGCCATTTTTCTTACCTCTTAGTCGGTCAAAAAAACTTTGTTTCGATACTTTAATTGGATTTTCTTTTAGTTTTTCTTCCTCTTTTAATTTATTTATTGTATCTCGATTAATAGCAAATAACTTTTCTATTTTATTAATTTGAGATTTTTCTTTATCTATAATTCCAAAGACTTCATTTAAAGCTTGTATTTCTAATTTTTTATTTTGTTCGGCTACAGACTGTACATAATCTTGAAAAGATTGTTTTTCCATTTTTGCCATAACCTCCAAATAATCTTTTCCTTGATCTTTAATCAGTCTTCGTTTCCAATTTTTTCTATGAATGTCATTCAATTTAGTTTCATAACTAACAATTTTTTGAACTGTTTCTAAACTAGGAACATTACCAAGTAAATAAAATAAAAACGTTCTTTGTTCTAAAGGTATATTGTCTCTATTTATTCCTTGAGGCAATATACCCAAATATTTCATTAATACTCCATCAATAAGATATTTACTTTTCCTCGCTTCTTTCAGTATGTTTATTTTTTTTTAATCCTTCTTTAAAGGAAGTAGACCAAAGATAAATTTGATTATAAAGGTAACTTAATAAATCACCATCCACACACTCTACAATATCAAACCAATCTGGAAAACCCACCAAACCGAATTCTAATGTCGCTTGTCTTTCAATCCACTCATTCGTACTTGCGTCTATAGAATCAAAAGGAACACCACCCCGCAAAATTGCTGTTCTTCTACCAATTTGAATTAAATCGCTTGGTAGAATTGCTTTGATCTGAAATTCCCATTCGTTACCGTCTTCATCTTTTATATTAATAGATTTTATTCGATCTTTTTCTGTCCATAAAGCGGAACCAATTTTGAAAACTGGTTCCTTTACTTCTTTTGATTTTTTTGCCATTTGGTTCTTTCTCCTATTTTGAAAGTCGTTCCAATTTAATTTTAACTTGTTTCTAATCCGGGAATAACTCTTGAAACTCGCCAAGATACTTGTTTTGTATTTAATCCTCTTGCCGGAAACGCCGTATCAATTGTACTATTTTTACACGACAAACAAGTCAAAAGAATATCCAAAGTACCTAAATCGGCAAAAGCAAAATCAAAAGCACCCGCCGTATTTAAGTTAAATGATCCGTCTGGTTGCCACCCAGTAGTATATAAAGCACCGGGTTCATTTCTAGCTCTAAGCAAGTAAGTACCGACATTCATATTTGCCGTATATCCCATTGACTTAAAGAATCGGTCTCCATAAAATCCTAGAGTTCTAATACCTTCCAATTCGTAATCTTCTTGAACATTTGCCTCACTCGCAAATCCTACTATACGCCCATCTTGTGTAATTATAGAGTCAAGTCCCGCACCAACTACACCCTCCGAGGCTCCTGCTAATCCTGTGAATACCATATTTTTTACCTTCCCTTTTTTAAACTGTTATTGCTTGATCGAAACCGTTCAGTACAAACTTTTGAGTCACAAAAGCATAATGTAACGGGGCTGGGACGATTCCTGTAAATTCAAATTGCCAAGAATCACCAACTAACGAAAACTGAACATCTTGAAATCTTATTAATAGTCCTTCATTTATATAAGAAGGTAACAAAACAGTTATTGACCAGTTTTGAAATTCTTTAATTACAGACTGTGTCGGGGCAGAAGTTAGATTTTTCATTCTACTATCTATTCGACGAATAGAGTCCAACGATATAAAATCAACTGTTCGCATAACTGACGGCAATTGTAAAATTGGATTCTCTGCCTGGGAAGTAGTTATGTTATGTCCGATTTCAAAACCATTTTCCGATGGTTTAAAATATGATACTCCCGCTTGAATTAATTGCTCTTCTTGTGAGACACTATACAACTCTCCAACTCCTTGAATATTTGCACTTTTTCCAGTAGCCGATATTGTAATACTGTTTCCAAATCTAATACCTGCTCCAATAAACGCCCCATAAAAAGGATCAAATATTCTAGTTCTATTTTGATCTAACGGATCTTCTCTTAGAATAGGAGTACCAAAATATTCAATTCTTGCATTATTTAAAAGTCTTGCTCTTGTCAATTTTGTAGAGAAGTTATCTCCAAGTAAAGCACCCGAACCACCTTGTCTATTTTTTCTGTTTTTTGTAGCACTATTAACAGAAACATGGTTTGATAGAATAGATTGTACGGTTGGATCACCACTAGCAAGCAAAACATAATTAATATTGAATTTATCTGCTAAAGTAAAAGCATCAATCCAATTTTGTGTGTTTGCTACCGATGAGGTTCCACCAGTAAAGGAAATAAATCCAGAATCATTATTTAGTGTTCCAGTTCGTACAGATTCGGAAACTATAGACGCTTCCACTTCATTTCCCGCAACGCCATTAATACGATCTATTACTGCTTGAATCGTACCAAAAAGAGATTGCTCAGTGAAAATATCTAAGTTAGTAACGCCATCTAATGTTAAGGGATTTTTAAAAGAGAAAGAAACCGCCTCCGCCTCATAAGCTGGGAATTCATTAATCTTAGCCACTAAATCCGAAATGGTTTGATATTCACTTAAATTTAAACTAATTGCATCCGACGTGACTGTTCCAATAACAGTTGATAAAACACCATTGGAAATAGAAAGTTCTGCCGAACTTCCAGAACCGACATAAGCAATTTTTAAATATTCGTAAGTTATATTGTCTTCTTCCATGATTGTTTGTCCACGGAACTTAATAGTAACTTTTTTTCCAATAACAGAACCGGTTTCAACTTTCTTAGCAATTTGATTTCCTAGAGTTCCATACCTAACAGATTTTAGATCAATACAAGGCACGTTGCTAGAATTTTGAATTTCACTACTTGATTTTGTAGCATTATTTGCTCGAATATAAATAAGCTGAGTAGGTGGGGAAATGTTTGGATCGTTAGACGGAGTTAAATAAAAATAAGAACCGTACATTCCGTTTCCATTAACCAATTTGTCAATTACGTCACGAGTATTTGTGAAAAAATTTAATTTTTCTGAATCACTCACGTTTGCATTAACCGGTACCCCACCACCAGACTCCCCTATGATAGCTACAATGTTAGCCGATGCTCTACCAGAACCCGGAGCTGGTGGAAACTGTTGATTTACGTAGGTGCCTGGAATATAAATGTCCAAGGCACCAAATTTTCTAGCTGTTGCCATTTTATTGACCGCCTTTCATAATTTTTGATTTAGTTTTTGATTTTAAATAATCGGGCAATGTTTTAGAAGGGGGACTTTCTTTAAAAAAATCAAACCTTGCCTTCCAGGTTTCCTCGGAAACCCTGTCATTTATCTTATTTTCTTTACAATATGATTTAAATGCAACTTCTAAATAATTTCCATCACTTCTAATTCCTGAAAAATTTGCAATAAATTCTAATAAAGAAATATGTTTTTCATTATGTTTTTCATTATGTTTTTCATTATGTTTTTCATTATGTTTTTCATTATGTTTTTCATCTGGTTTTTCATCCAGTTTTTGATCTAGTTTTTTACTCATCTTCTTTACTCCATACTCTATAAGGTTCAAAGTTCTCATCTCCGAATTTTAAAAAATTTGGAAACGATTCTAAATTATAACTTTTTAAAGGTTTTTCTTTAAATAAAGTATAATTCGTAATAGTATTAATACCAGTAAGTTCTAGTTCAGAACCAAAAATCATTCTACCAAAATTAGAATTTGTGATACCTGTATCTGTATTAATTTGTGGGTTTCTAAATCCTTGTTTTATTAACTCTTGTTTTAATCCAAATAAAGTGGATTCCATAATTTGAGTTAAAACTATTCTTTCGTCAATACTCAAACACCAAACAGATATATAATAAGTTACATCTTGCATGACTTGTTGTCGCATTAAAATCGCCTCACCACCTATGGACTCTGTAATTGCTAACATATTGTCCACTTGCTGATTAGTTATTAACAAGCCTTTATCAATTCGATCTTTCATTGATCCCATACTGTTTTTAAAGTTTTGAATATCACTTGTTTTTAATATTGAATAATCTTTGATTCCTTGACCTATAGAAGTTTCTTTTTCTCTGTGACTTGCGTCTGTCACCGAAATTCTGGGAAACATTCCATTTATATCCGGTAAGTTTGCACCCGAACTAAAAAGAATAGCTCCGGCAAGAACCATCAGCGGATGATCTAAAGTCACTTGAATCTTTATAGTTCTATTATTTAGTATTTGTCCAACGTCATCTAATTTGTATTGATTTAGTTCCGCTTGTAACAAATTTACTATTTGTTTCTGAGTGACTCCATAATGTGAATAACTGACTCGATTCATTTGATTTCCCTTTTTAAAATTTCTGCATATGCTTCTACAAAAGTATCTAATAATATTTTCATAGAATCTTTTAAGTGTTCTTCTACTTTTTTAAATATTGGAGTTTTATTAAATCCAGGGTGTTTCCAACCTTTAGACTTTTCGCTTACTGTTACGAAATTTATATAATTGTTATCTTTAAACACAGTCGGAATAGCTTTTACATTTGCTAGATTTAAATTTCCGGCAACTACTTTTTGTTGGGAGGATAAATTTTGACCAGTTTTTAAAGCTCTATAAATATCTTGAGGCAATTCATTTGTAAAACTGGAATGAACTTTTCCATCTCCTCTTTTAACGGGCGTTCTAGCTCGCATCGGAACACTTACAAACAATGTTCCATGCTCTGCTAAGTTTCTTTTTGCAACTTTGCCTTTTAATAAAGCGTCTTTTATAGACCAACTTTTAGAACCGTTTTCTACTAAATTATAAAATAAATCTGCCTCATTTTCTATAAATATACTACCGGTATCGTTTACATTTTTTAAATATCTTCGATCTACTAACTTTGCGTATCTTTCTCCGAAAGGTGATTCTCCTATTGCCGACATAACCCAAAACTTATATGTATTGTCTATAACCGCATTGACTGAATTTACAAGTTTATCCGGAATTTGATCTTTTAGTCTATTGTACAAAGCGTCCAATAATTTTTGATCTAAGTTAGGATCATCAATGTCAAATAAACTTAAATTTTTCATTCATCAATTCCTAACATCTGAAATTGTAAATTTTCTTTCATACTCTGGGAAAGTTCAAAGAAAGTGGGTTCTGTTTTATTTTTAATATTTTGGTAAGAAACCCGATTAAATTTTGAAAATATATGAGCATAAAACCCTTTTGGAAAAACTTTATTTTGTAAAGCATTTGGAGAAGGCTGTTGCCTGAAAATAATATATGTAGGATTGTAAGCATATCTAACTGTATATGCTTCGCCAATGTTAGGTGAATTTTCATGCCAAACAATATTTCTATAATTTTGTAAATGAAAATCAATATCTTTTTTATATATTTGACCGGACGCACTAATAATATCATCGACTACTCTTGTTACATCGAACTCCCATAAAGAGTCAATTCCGGTTTCCGATCTTGCAATGACTTGATTTTTAAAATATTCTGTGATGGATAAAGTTATTAAATCTCCCTCTGCGATTTCCCAGTAACCATCGATTGAAAAAAATACAGTACCCATAGGTAAATCTTGTCCAATTTTATCTTTTTCATTAGAAGATTCTAAATCTCTATGTAATACTTTAACAACTGGGGCGAAATAATAATCTACGGAAAGGAAACCGGGTTGCAAATTGGTGGGAGGCTGAACTAATTCAATAAAATTTTTGTAAAAGGTTTTTACCTCATAAACGTTATTTGTATTTTCAGTTTCATATACTTTAACAATTTTTGTTATATCTCCTTTTGCTTTGATTGAATTAGAAGTGTTATATGAATCATTTGCGGTAAGTTTTGATACCGTTAAAATATTAGTATTTGGAATTACATCAGTTATATCATTTTCTACAAATTCATATCGGTCTACTATATATGATCCCCGAATTCTATCTTCGTCTCTTAATTCGCCTTCAACTGTTATACTGTTTGAATCAAAATCTAAAATTTTTAAATCTACTATACCAAACTGAGATTTCCCAGAAAGAAGTTGGAATTTAATCGGTTTAAGCATCGGAACATAATAAACATAAGCTTTGTTACTATAATTTTCTAAGACTACGCAACGATCGTCTGTGATGGTTATTTCTCTTTGATAGTCATACAATAATCCTTCTCCAAAACACAGTTGACAATATAAATCCGGAGTTCCTTTATTTGCACCCACGCATGGACAAGTTTTAGAACGCATAATTCTAGCAAACGTACCTTGATTATTTATTAACTGGGCAAACCTTTGAGGATTTACTTTTGGTTTGATTGGAAAGTTATTTCTACCTTGGTTTTGATCTTTCATATTTTTTTATTATCCAACCAAATTGATCCCTCTGGAAATAATTGATTATATGCCTGCTCACCTAGAATTTTTTTTGCTCGATTAGAATCAGCTCTGGTCACTCCGTCAATATCAAAATTGTAAATTTGATTTTTATGATTTTCTATAAGCTTTTCCATTTCTTTGATATATGGAACAAAATGTTCTTTATTAGGTAACTTATTAATTTCTTCTATTTGTCTCTCTGCATGTTCAATGACCATTTGATTCTGATGATTTATTAATTTTTGATAGTAACTCTCTATATTTTTCTTACTCGCCAATTCTTGTGGAACGAATTTATTTTCTTTGATTGATTCTTGTATTTTATTTATTATTTGCCCCGGTGCCAAAATAACTTCCGATCCATGTTTCCAAAAAGAAGTTACATTTAATGGTAAATTATATTTTTTTTGTTCTTCTACTGTTTCGCACTGACAAAAAATATAAGGTTTATCATTTATTGTTCCAACAATTTGTTCAATCATAAACTACCTATAACAACTCTATCATATTTTGGTGCATCTAATTTCATAAAGTTTTTAAGCATTCCTTCCCACTGTTTAATTCTAGCCCCAAATGTCGCACTGGTTGCGGACAAAGTAGTTCCAAAGGATTCTGAGATAGAATTTAAGTTTGCACTGGAACTAGCTATAGGACCAAGAATACCATCACCAACATCATCTAATAAGTAAATCCCGGCTATAATCCTAATAATATTTATTAAATCTTTTGGAACTTGATCTGCAAATAAATAACCGGACATATAGTCTGCAAATATCGCTTGTGGGAAATCTTTAAAAGGATATTTAAATTGATATATCTGAGGAGTTCTACCACCAAGCACAAACAAACTACTTGTAAGCTGAGAAGGAAAAAAATTAGAATAACCATTTAAACCTAAAAAATCTTGTCGAAATGGAAAAATATTAACTAATCCTGTTTGGATCGGATCTAGTATTTGAGCGGAAAAAATTTGAATTGTCGGTCTACCACGCCAAAGAGTAAATAAATATTGTTTTGAGTTTGCCTCTCTGTAGGGATAACCCGGTTCCCTAACTACACGAGTATTTTTTTGATACTGATTCATTTGATCTAAATACTGTTGTAGTTTGATTGGAATCGTTCCAGTTAAATAAGTATCGGATTTAATGTATTGTCCGTTTTCATCTTTTGGAGGTGGTTGCCTTTCTATAGACTCTCCTGTGTTTGGATTAATAGGATCAGCGTACAATCTGATTTTTGGTAAAATATCTATATTTAATGACCGTTCTACGATACCAATAGCGTTATCTATAAAATACCATAAATTCTCATCGGTCATTGTAGTGTTATCAACACTTGCTGTAAAATCATTACCAAAACCTACGTTATATCTTAAATCATCTGGGGTGAGAGGACATCCAAAATCTGGAAAATACCTATTATGCCAATCAGGTCTATTTGTTGGTGATGTGGGATTGTCAAAATAGTATCCCGTTCGACCGTTTAATTTAGATGATCTATTTAATAATGGATTTATTTCCATATTTACCTTTTAAGAAAGAGGGGTTTCCCCCTCTTAGAAAAACCCATACCAAAAAGTAAGGGGATTTGTTACTGCTCCGACACTTTTAACTGTTGGAAGAGTAAAGCTTCCAAAGACAATCAAAGCACTATCAATTTGTAACGGAACTGAATTGCCACCGTGTGCAAATTCTAAAGTTCCATTTCCCGATTCGATCCAAATAACAAAACCTTTAATAGGTGAAACTCCGTTTGTATCTAAAGCAACCGGGTTTCCCGAATTATCGCCATCTAGTATTTTTCTTTTTGTTAAACCCGAAAAACTGTCCAAGCCTGTAACAGACTTGAACATTTGATTTAATTGTTTCGAAAATACTACTGTATTATTATCTTGATCGGATATTACAATTTGACCGTTTACTTCCGATTTTAAAGCCATGACTTTACCTTACCAAACCAAAAGCGTCAAATTGACATCATTGACATCGCATCGAATAGAAATTGTTGAATCAGTCCATTCTTGTGAACCATCATAAACAACCCCATTTTTGTCTTTTCTTACTACCAAATATCCTCTGGGAATATATCCGAGATCATGCGATATTGAAACATCTTCGTCTTGTACTGCAGTTTCTACAGTATAGTAACGTCCCTCTGTGATACCCACAAATTTTGATTTAGTTTCGTTTTCCAAAACTCGCTCTGTATTAAATGCTTTATCTGCTGTACTCATTGTACTGTTACTCCTTGATCCATATCATATCCAACCTCAATAAAAAACCCTTTTGCAATAACGCCATTCCCGCTAAACCTTACCCCGCCTTCGATTCTAATTGGAGAGAATCCATACTCAATTAAAGTATTTGCGGGAATGTTTGAAATAATTGGTGTATTGTCACCATCCAAAATATTCCCGATATTCGTTGCAAAATAAGATTCTAAAAAAACAATAATCCTACTATTTGCACTTGTTAGATTTCCTGGGAAACTTGGTGCATTTCCAGAAACCACAAATTGATTATTTACCTTAGCGGTCTCTAAGTCCCTCTTAGATAAAGAGGGACTCATTGAATACTTAGGTAATCCGTTTGCTCTACCTATTGCCATGTTATACGTTTAACAGAGGTGAGGTAGATCGAACACCCACCGGAACATTTTCGATAAGTACGAAACGCAACGGTGCATAATACTGTGGAACACAGTATAGGTTCATGACTCCCCAACGATACATACCAATCTTTGCAAATTCTTGCGAAAATACTGGTGCAAGTCTTTTAAGCAAGAAAGTTCTTTCCGTACCAGTAGAAGTTAAATCCAAAATAAAATAACAGGTGGTGCCTGGAATTTTTTGGTTTACATCTCTAAAAGTAACCGGGGCTAATCCATTGGAAGCAACCGAACCAGTGTAAAGATATACGCCTGTTCCAGGTTGTGCTTCGGAAAACACTTCGAAACATGTCGCTGGATATGCAGAATTTGGATTTGGTGTAATAACAATATCCAAAGCACCACCGGAAACTACTGTCTCTGCGTTACTTGCGGAAGTAGCTAAAGAAGTTCCAAATTGATTCTTAGCTTGTACTCTATATCGATAAGCACCCGCAACTCGACCACCAGAACCAGAGGTAGACCATTTACTTCCCGCTACCGGAGATGAAATAGGAGTTACACTCGTTAGTACAGGTGTTAGCGGAGCACGAACTGAGGTAGCACCTTCAACTAATGTTTGTGGGTTAGAAGGATTAGGAACTCTTGATACAGTTTTTGCTTCATACTCGGAACCAATGTAAATATCACTCACTAGTTCAAGAGTACCAAAAGCTGTATGAATATCTTTTACTTTTGTTCCAATAGAGATACTACCATCGGCACCAATTTGTCCTTGGGAAATTCTTTGAGTAGTATTCTGTCCATTATTTTTCATAATGTTATTGATTGTATTTAATCCAGCTGGGGAAGTGAACAATTTAGCGTTTGGATTTCCAAAGTTGTCCATAATCAACTGACCAGCGTTATCAAAAACATCTTGAGTAGGAATAGCTCCTCGCATATCAATAACATGAGCGGATGAACCATTTGTTCTAATCGCATATTCAAACCCGTCAATTTCAGTTGGAATCAAAAGAGAATTCCCGCTGTATAAAGATCGGTTTGCTTGTCGGATCAATCTTTGAATAGAACTTTGCTTTGCCCATGTTTCGATAGGTGTTATACTATTGACCATTCCGGCTACATCGGAAAACTTCCACTGTTGCCGTAAAAATTTCATTACGCCGAATTTTCTTTGAGCATTTGGATCAGACTCTTCCGGAGTTTCCATTTGTCCTACCCAACCACCTTGTTGTCCATATCCGGTTTGGACTGAGTATTCTTCTAGCGTACTTGTTGCACTACCTTTTGGAACATTTTTCCAAAGAGAAGCGTGAGATTCCTGAGCTGTCAATAGAACAAGACTATCTTCTAAAGACTGCGGTTGTAAAGCTGTCGCACTGTTATAGGTGGAAATATCTGTCGATTGTCCCGCCGTAACTTCCAAGGCTTTAAGAAGTTGTTGAACTTCTTTATCTGTACTTATCCCAAAACCATTATATAGGTCTGGATTGAACTGAGAAATATCCATTTCGTTTAACCCTCCTTACTTGCAATCGCAACGATTTGCGAAAGTGCATTTGGTTCAATTCTTTCCAAAAATCCATTGCAACTATCAAGCATACCAACCAATGGATTCAAACTTGAATCTGCCAAAGCTGATTTGAAAAGACGCTCTTTAATCTTAGCGTAACCTAACTCTTTTGCTTTTACAATCGGGGAAGCATTATTTCCTATTGATTGATTTGCAAAGCTTGTTACTGATTTTTGTAACAAAGGTTCATGGGAAATTTTATTTAACTTATCTGTTAGGTTAAGAATTACCGCACAAGCTTTGTTTAAAATTTCTCTGTTAGATTTTAGCTCTACATAATTTTGAGCTATACCATCCAAAAGATTTTCTGTTACATGAACCATTTTGGAATTCATATCAATCGCTTTACCAAGAATTTCAGTACCGTCAATCATAATTGCATCAGCACCATTCATAGTATCTGGATCAATAGAATCAAAACTTGATTGCAAAGACTTTCTTAAATCTTTCGCCTCATCAAAGTTTTTTAAACAGTCCTTCATAAAAGATTGATTTTCTTTCATGAATCGCTTCATGTACTTTTTCATATTCTCTGCGTCATAACCATCACCGTCATCATCGTTCGATTCTGACTTTCTAAGAGTTTCGTTTAACAGAGACCTTAACTGTTCTGTGGGGTCTTGATTATTTTGTTCTGGTTCCATTTTTTTATTACTCCTTATTAATTTTTCCAGATTTACAAGTAGGTTAAAAAATAAACTTTTTCATAAATTTTCCCCCACTATTAATTTAATAAAATTATATGTTTTGTCTGCTATATCTTTGGAAAGTCCTTTTGAAATATAAAAATCAATTAAGGCTTGTTTACCGACTGGGATACTACCATTTTGTAATCCATTGATATAATCTATTGCAATGTCCATCGCTTTTTCTAAACTTTGCTTTGCTAAAGCAATCGCCGGAGTTTGCCCGGCTTCTAAAGATTTTGCCAATAAACTAGAATTATTAAAACTTTCTAAATTGTTAAAAGAAACTATATCTTCTAGTACAGATTGATTTTTTTCTTGATATATAATTGATTTAGCAAGTGTCACCGCACTGCCATCAGACATTACATACGGTCTTCCAGCGATAGCTATATGATCCCATTTAATTTTTAATATCTTACGAACTATTTTTTCAAGAATTTCATTGAAAGTTTTAATCGTCTCTAATATTGATCCACCGACTGAGGCACCTAATACAGGTTGGTCTGCTTTTAAATGAGGCATGATTGCTTCTTTTACTATTTTATGATCTTTTGTTAAGTTTGCATAAACTTTGGGAAGTTTTTGATTGTTCTCCGTGTACCATTCAAAATCCACGGGCTTTCCTAAAATTGCGAAAGCTCTTTGTTCTGTGGTTGGGGCTGTCCTAGATTCGTGCTGCCAATCAACAATTCCTTCTTTGAGAAAAAAATCTATTACATCTGGGGTAAAAGCTAAAGGATCAATTTGATCGTCCACTTTATCTACGTTAAATCTATTTGCAATAATAGATACTGGAAGAATACTATCCGTTTCTATGAAATGTTTTGATTTTTGTAGCGTCCATGATCCAATTTCTATTCGCAAATTTTACCTCTACCGGGAAATAAAAAAACCCGACAACCTCCATTTCCTTTTTTTGCTCAAAAGGGTTTATAGAAGTTGTCGGGTCTCTTCCCGTCAATTTAGAATGTCTTGTTTTACTATATGATTAATATTTAAAAAAAAGCAACTAAATATTTAATTTACGATCGAATTTTTTGTATATTAGTTTTCCATCTTGTACTTCAATAGGAATCGTTGTTAAATTCTTACACTGTCCGCATCTTAGAATTAAATCGATTTCCCCGGATTCATTTATATTTAATAAACTGACTGAGGTTTGCATAAGAAAAGTTTTATTATTTCGAATTCCAAGCCCATTTTGACAATTTTGACACCTAAGCTTACCTTTCTGATTAAAAATATGAACCTTGCCGTTTTCAATACCATAATTTAAATTTTCCATTTCCCTGTTATTTTCCCTGTTATTTTACTTCTTTTTAATTACATTGGTAGTCTGGTCTATTCCATGTCCAATTTCTGTTCCTACTGATTCAGTTTTTTCACCGGACAAACCATCTGCAATAATATTTGCTAAACCTTTAATAGCTGAGACAAACGCCTCTTTAGAAGTTTTAGGAAGCCTGGAAAGCGGATTTTTTGTCTTTGGTTCTGTTTCTTGCTTTACTCTCTCCCACTTTCTATCTGACACTTTTTTCCATTTACTTCCATCTCTCCTAGTTGATATTGTTCCAATATCTGAACCTTTACCAGATTTTTCTAAATTCTCATATACGTATTTTCTATTCTGTAACCCATGAGATTTTCTTAAAGAATTAAACTCTTCATTATTCGCCAAATAATAAGATTTAAACTGGTCAATATTCATGTATTCAATAGAGTGAAAAAAAGAATCATCGTCATAATGTCGATAAAACGTTTCCATAACTTCATCATCATTATTAAAGCCAAAAAATACTTTTTCTTCATCTATCTCACCAGTAAACGGGTCTTTTATGGTTACGACATAAACGTGGGGAGAGTTTAGATAAGAGCCTAAAAAACAATCGACTTCTTCTCCGTCCATTCCAACTGTATTTTGTACATACCCATACGGGTAGTCCATAAAAGTAAACCAATCCTCTCCGCTTCTAATAGAGCCGGTTGGATTTTCAATAGTTATAATAAATCCATTAAATTCAATTTCTTCCGTTACTGGTCTAGGTTCAGGCACTTTTACAAAAGCGTACGTTCCATCTGGTCTGGAAATATATTTAAAAGATTTTGCTAAAGCTGATGGTCTATTTATTTGCCGATAAGCTTGCTTAAAAGTCTTAGCCGGATTTTCTGTTTTTACTCCCATAGAATCCGCTACTTTATTAACATATACATTCAATCTTTTTAATACTTGCTTAATAGTGTTATCGTTAGTTCCTAAATTTTTAGCAATTTCTTTAGATTTCTTACCGGCTAAGTATTGATTGAAAATCGTAACGCCTCTTTCTTTAAACGAACTCACTTTATTTGATTTAATTTCTTTTATGACTGCCGAATAAATGTCATCTACTTTTTGTTTTGCAACTATTGAAAGTTGTTTTACTTCTTGTTCACTGGCTTTTTCTTCCGCTTGAATTGTTTCTACGAAACTATCAATTGCATCTCCTATAGATTTATTTTTATTTGTTCGACTCATGTTTCTACCAACATTTGAAAATATTGTCGCAACATAAGAAGGGAATTTTTCTAAGGCTACATTCTGGAAACTACCTCGATCTTGTAGCTCCATAAGCTTTATAGTAGCTTCTTGAATCAAGTCATCAATCTCATAACCATCGACATTTGATTTTACAAAAGCGTATGCAAGCGTCCCAGGTTCAGTATAAGAACCGGATACTTTTACTTTCGCTATTTTTTTTATTCCACTGGGAGTAACAATGGTTTTTTCTTTAACTTGTGCTCCTTGCCAAAATCTTTCTTGAATATAATTAACTAATGTATTAACGTCCTTTCCTTTAATTTTAGAAAATTCATCCTCAGTGGGTTTTAGTTTATCGTACCATTTGTTGGATTTAGAAATTCTCTTCTCTTTACCTCCTATATCTCCGTCTGGTCGTACCCATACGACTCTATTAAACGTTTTTCCGTTTTTACTTTTTACTTGAACTATTTTTTGAACAAGCCCCGGTCTTGCTTTTTGCAAAGTTTCTTTACTACTTTCAATCAAAGCATTTTGTAGTTTTTCAAACCTTTTGAATGTTTGCCCAAGCTTAGAATCTTGATTTAATGGTTCATCATCAACTATATTAAATTTGTCGTATATGAATGACCCGTCTTCTTTTAACAATCGGTACTTTTCATTTTCATAATCTACAATCACACACTTATCTTCATTGACAGTTCTTACTACTTTTCCATACATTTGAGAAATTACGTTCATTTTACTTTACCTCTACCTTTCTTTCAAAATTAAAATCTAAATTAAATTTTATTCTACCTCTGGGAGTAACAACTTCCGTAAAAAAGTCTTCTTGCGTTTTACTAACTTTTTGGAAAGACGTGCCTTCGTACGCTTTACCTTTGTCCTCTCCTGTCGTAAAAATCATCTGGTTATGTCCTTGATTTACAAAAACGACCGAATCTTGGTTGTATTTTGCTCCTAAATCTATCACTTCGGACTTTTCTGCTTCTGGCAAAAAGAAAATAAAACTTTCTTCTTTTAAACCTTCATAAGTTCCTATTGCTCGAACAAACTGAAACCCCATCTTAATTAAATCTTTTTTTAAATCTTCATCTCTCTTAGAAATTTGTTCATCGGTAAGTTCCATATCTTCTTTAATTTTAGGATTTCTTCCCGCCGATACAATTCCAATTTGTCCATGTTTAAGTAAAGTTTCTATTTCACTTATCTTTAAATTTATTTCTTTTCCCTCTCCTGGTTTTCGCATAATTTTAAATCGTAAATCTGCGGAAATTTGTATTCCGTCTTTTTTAAATTCATCTTTAGCTTCTTTGATTTTGGAAATATAATCTTTAGCTATTTTTATAGCTTTTTCTTTTTCCGCCTGGGAAAGGTTACCGCTTGAAATTACTTTGTCAATTTCTATTAACTTTTCAATCTCATTTGGTTTTGCATAAGAAGGAATCTCTCCAAAATGTTTTGATTCTCTAAATTTTATAGATGGTGGTGCCTCTCCAATTTTAAACCAACGATTTACTCGATTTCCTCTTTTATCTCGTACAGGTCTTAACTCCATTCCCGGACGAACTGCCTTCATTAATTCATCTTGGAAGTCTTGATCAAAATACATTAAAAAATCTATTAAGAAATCCACGCCCTCATTAATGACTGATTTTTGTAAATTTGCTACTCTTGCTTTTTCTTCTCCGGTAACTTGCCCCATGAATCTAATTTTTGACAAACTTTCCTCATTAAACTTACCGGATTCAACTGCATCTTGTCCTTTTCTACTTAATGCTTTTTTAATATAGCTAAATGCCATTTTTGGCTGTGTTCTAATTAAATCTGACATTAAATAATCTTTACCACTAATAGTTATATTTGCATCTTTCCAGTACACGTTAACATTTGGAATATCACCTGGGGTAAATGGAACATGACTCAAAAATTCTTTAAACGATTTAAACTTTACACCTTGTCCTTTTTTCTTTTCTATAACATTAGTTGGTTTTTGTAAAATATTGTAGTCCATAACTTGTCTATTATTCGCTACAACTTTTGGCAACGGTAAATCCGAATTACTATTTATAATTTCTTTGGCAACCGATTCCGAATCTACTGATTCTACAAGTGCCAAGGTGTCCGCATTAATTCGAGAATAATCACCCTCGACTGTGGCACCTAGAGTAACTAATTTTGTAGCCATTACCGATTTATTCCAGTTATCTATTGGATGATCTACATACATTAATTCGACAAAAGCGGGTGACTTAGTGTTCTTTCTATTTATTCTTCCTAGAACTTGTACAAAATTATTTGCGGAAAAAGGTAAGGAAGTTAAAAACATTCTTCTCGGCTTATCACCTTGTACGTCGTCAAGACTGATCCCAGTACCTCCGGACTGAGGAGTTGTAATAAAAACCTGTGCTTTACCAGATTGAAACTGGAAAACGCCTGTTTTATCTTTCTTACTTCCAAAATAATCAACTACCTCAATCCCTTGTGCTTTTAATCCATCTGAAATAGATTGTAAGACTGCATCGTGGCTGTATGATTGACTTCCTTCTTTTCCAAAAGTAGTATTGACTGTTTCGTTAGTTCTTGCTCCAACGATTACAACTTGTTCGCCGTTTTTAATTGATTCAATAGTTCTTTTTATTGTTTCTTTTGCTTTAAACGATTCTAGCATTCCTCTTAACTTCATTAATCCCGTGGCTTTGGCTATTCCACGAAACATTGGATTTTCTATAGAATCAATATAATTCTCATAATCGTTGTAAGCTTGATTAAAAGTATCAATATACTCCTCTGGAATAGAAATGTCATTTATATTTGTTTTTAAATTTTTTAATTCAACTTCTCTTTTTACTGCCAATCCTCGATCTGTTATTGTATTAAAAAATGCTTCTATTTTTTCAGCTACGTTTTTGTAATTATATCCGGATTTAGGCTCATAAGATATTTTTATAGTTCCATCGGATTTTTTATATTCCCTACTTGTCATTCCAATCATATCCATTAGAGAACTAAAGTTTATTTGTAGGGCACTCGCTATGTAGTGTAAATGCTCCGGCTTATCGACCGGAGTAGCTGAGAACATTGCTACATTTTTGGCACCCAAAATAAACTCCAATCCTTGTTTGGATTTCTCACTATCAGAATTTTTTAAATTATGCGATTCATCAAATATTACTAAATCGTATTCTTTGCCAATATTTTTTAACATAGAATAAGTAGTTATATTAATTTCACCCGATTTACCCTCACCTGATTTAATTCGATTTAAACTCGAACCCATTATTTTAGCATCAGTATTAAAAGCGTTTGTAATAATAGATTCTGATTCAGTAACAATTAAAATTTTTGCATTCGGATTTTCTTTCAAATACGTTTCTGCTAAACCAATCTCTTGTCTTGTTTTCCCGGTGCCTGTACCATCGAAATTTAAAATAGTTTTGTTATCTTTTTTAAAATTGTCAATAGCAAGATTTACAAAATCTCTTTGTGCTTTGTTTATATGTTTAAGAAGGCTGTCGGGAACGTAACTATTTTCTGGGATGACGGTGTTTGTCCATCGCCCGAGTTTATATCCTTCTTGTGAGTACTCTTGGTCGCTTGTAGCATATCGTACATTAGGTTGGATTCGCTGATTATTTGATCCCGCACTTCCTCCGGCATGCTCATCAGTTCTTTCAATTCGTTCTCGAACTGAGGGATTTCTTTCACCATTTGTTCTAAGCTCATTTCCTTCAACGGGTTCTGTGTTTCCATTTACATTACTCTCCTTTTCTTCTTTAATTGATACGTTTACTGTCTTGTAGTGTCCTCGAACTTTACCAGTTGCGGGAATCCAAACTCTTTTTTTAATTAAATTACTATTCATTTATTTTTACCTACTTATCCGGATATAAACTGTAAGCTGTATTTTCCACGTTTGACCAAACTATAAAATCAATAACGCTTCTATCTTTTGGAATTTTATTTTTTTCAATGTATTCCATCACTTGTTTAGTTTCAGATTCATCAAACTTATCACCAAACAATGAAAATTTTGGTTCATTAGGTTCTCCAAAAATTCCTTCATCAATCATTTCTCGTAAGTTATCTTGGAAAGCTTTTTTATTTTTCTTTAAGTGTTTTAGATTGTCATTTGTATAAGTGATTCCTTGGTAACCGTTTCCAGCTCCGTTATTAAAAATATCACTCCAAGATTCATTTAAATCTTTTTTAAAATAATCGTATATAACTTTTTGAGAATCATTTAGATTACTTAACTGCCTTCCATCGTTTTTAGTTTCTATTTTATTTTCTATTGCAGATTTAATTTTTTGTTTATCGCTATCCGACAAATTCTTAAACTTTTCTTCGTTCATAATCTTATCGGAAATTTCTTGTAATTTATGAACTGATTCTACTTCGTTTATTTTGTTCAATATTCCAGATATATTTTCTTTATTACTTTTAATCCATACAGTCTTTTGATAATTTCCATTTTTTCCTTGAACTGTTATTTTTTTAGGAACTAATCCTTCTCTAGCTTTCATAAGATTTTCAATGCTATTGTACAACTGGGAAGCTTTCCGATAGTTTACTAAATTCCAAAAACTATTAGCCTTATTTGTTTGTAACTTAACTAACTCAGATTTAATCAAATTCATGTTTTCTTCTTCGTTATCTTTCGGAAAGCAAGCATCCACGAAATTTGAAATCCACTTTTTTTGTAAACTTAAAACTTTATCCATGTTTCTGTCCTTTTATTTTTTTTAATAGATTTGGATTTTCGAATTGACTCATAGTAAATTCCTATAATATGTACTTTATGGAAACCGTTGAAACAATTCAATCTAAAATTAATATTCTGAAAAAGCAAATAGAAGAAATTTTCTTAATTTCAAAGGTGGAAAAAATATACCAATCAAAACAAAACCATACTTATATTACACTAAATTTATCACTTGATAACCTAAGCATAGATATTTTGGAAAAAAATATTGGGCAATTAAAACAAATAATGATTGAATTTAATAAACTTAAAACCCAACAAAATATTTTATTTAACGCCGAACAAAAACAGATATTAGAGACAAACGCCGTCGGTTTGGGTACTGACAAACTCCCAGGAATTAATTCTTCAATCCCATTTTGAATTTAAGAAATACTTCATATCCCACAAAGAAACTCTACCTTTTTTGATCCAAGGAATCATAAAATATTTTTTTAATTCTTGTAAGGTTATTTCCTTAGTATCCGAATCCCAGAGTTTCTTCATCTCTTCCGGCTTTATCACAACTATAAATTTTTCAGAACCGTTTCTATTCTCAAATTCTACTCCAATCAGAAAACACGCTCTCAGACCTTGCCTCTTTGCTTTTAATAAACCTTCGATTTGATTTGGTCTTATGTTATGTTTAGGTTTTTCTGATTTACGTATATCTTTAATCTGGAAGGCACCAGAACTTTTATGAAATTTTAATTCAATTCCCATTCTCGTTTCTTGTTTCAATCCTTGACTTTTTGGAGTAAAAAGAAAACAATCAAAAGGCTTTTCAACTATAAAGCGACTAATTCCAGCTAAACCCATTCCATCTGGTATTTTGTAGAACCAGAACTCATTAAACTGGATTGCTAAGCTTTTGGCAATTGACAATCTTAAATCGACTTCATTTTTCACTTAGCTAACCAATTCCAAAGCGATTTTGCTTTCTCTAAGACTGTAGGCTTTGATTCTTTTATCTCCACAACTGGGGAATTCTCTGGTAACTTTCGCCAACTACTGTAAACTATCTTAGCACCGTTTTCAGTTTTTTCTAAACGCATCGGCTCCGGTAACTTCTTACCCTTCGCCTTACATAAAGTTAAAATACAATTTGCATAAGGAACGGTTTTTTTGTACTCTGTGGTAAATTCGTAAGTCTTTTCTAATTTCAATTCGTTTGGATTTGATTTCATAAATTCCCAGTCAATCTCCCCACTACGATTATCTGTGATCAATATCATATCTTTTAGTTTCCCATCCAAAACTTGAAAGTACGATCGAGTCACTGATGACTTTAATAATCCAACCGGAATATCGCTTGCGATATATTTTACTTTTTGTTCAATTTCATTTGTCTTATTATTAGATATAAAAGCTTTAAAAAGTTTTTTGTTTTTTAAATTCACTAATATAGGTTCTTTCATTATATGCTTAATATATGATTTGGTCAAAGATTCTAAACTACGAAAATTTTGACTATCAATAATACTCTTCTCTCTCCGCATAAAAATATTTTCTAATAGATTATATCCATCTAAAAAAGTATTTTTAAGAATTTCAAAATAACCTTCATTGAAAATTAATCCCAGCATATACCAAGCATAAGTAGTACAAAAAAGCTCTTCTCCATTTGACAATTCATAAGGGTTCTTAATTATTTTTGGCACTGTTTCTTCTTTATCTATATTAATATTTTTTAAAATAGATTTCCAACTATCCTTCTCAGTATCCGTTAACACCGTATTCCAATAAACATGACCAATCTCATGTAACACGGCTTCTAAAATATTGTCACTCTGTAGCACAGTTATATTTACTCCAATCGAGTGAGCTACCTGATGATCTTTTCTTTCTTCTTTACTGGGTTTTTTTGCGGTTAAAATTACAGGGCTAGAAGGTAGATATTTTTTGGGTAGTATATCTAATTTCTGTAATACTTCTATTGATTTAAATAGTTTTAAATTATTTTCTGAATCCCAGTTCGATTGGATGGGATCATAAATTACAAAACTATTATTAAAATTTAAAGCACGATAAGGCTCACCGGTAAGATATACTGCCTCGCCATTCCATTTATTTTCAAAAATGCGATCTGGAACCAGTGCCCAAAGTCCTGTGGAATCTAAAATCACTAGTCCGGACTCATCCTCACCTACCACTGCATAAACTTTATTATTTAGTTTAACAAATACAGGTTTTCCATCAATTACATAATCTTTAATCCGATTAGTATTAGAACTCACAACTTTAACACAACCGTGATTTCTACTTTCAAGCTCTGAACAAATTGTTTCTAATTCTTGAAAATCTTTATTTAATACTTCTCTAATTTCTGAATGATTCATTTATTCTTTTTCCTTGATCCGACCCATTCTGGATAGTATTCTTTTTCTTTTCTGTATTTGCCTTGCATATAATCAGAATCTTTCTTTGCTCTTACTGCCTCGGCTTTGTTTTGTACATTCATAAGTTTATCATTTAACTTTTTATAAAATTCGTCAAATATAAGATCAAGCTTGTCATCTTTTTCTTCCGCTACTTTTTTTATTTCTGGGATTCTTAATAATGGGTTCCAGGTCTCCCTATCTGGGAAAAATCTACTCATAACCGCTCTACCGTACGGATGAGCCGGAGTACAAACTCTCCATTTATCTTTTTTAAATCCGACATTATTTTTACCTGACCAATAAGCAATATCTGTATATGGGTCATTAATACCCATTGCCGACAAACTATCATTATTCTGATTTTTAACCTCACTAGAAGGTATAAGTCTAACAATGGTTCCTTCCCTTGGTTGACAAAAATCACAAGTCCCACCAGTGAACACAAAATAAACAGGTGTTTTACTTGCTTCTCCTTCCAAAGTTCCGGCTTTCATTGACTCATGGTACATTGCAAGCTCTGTATATGCTACACGTCTCCAATCTCTCTTAGTAGAAAGTAGAGTATCATTTGACAACTCTGGATTATCTTTTATATAATCTTTGGCACCAAAGTATAGATTACTCGACAATTCCATAGGAGAAATTCCGTTCATTGCACCTAATCGAATTTGATTTGCAATCATTGATCTAGTGTCTTCATCTACTCGCTTAACATAATCAGCCATCCTACTGTAGGAATTCGTCAAAGCTTTCAACTGGTATCTATCCGCATCTAATCGTTTTTGAAAATCTGTATAAGTATCCGGAACATAGCCAAAGAATGTACTCGCTTCAACTTCTTCAAATGTTTTCTTACCGTACGTTTTAACCGGAGATTTTTCTGACTCTTTAAGGAGGGAATATAAAGAGAGGGCTGAGGATTTTACTGCCCCCTCTTCCGCTAACCTATTCAAATAAGGTTCTAAATAATTTTTAATTTGTTTATCAATTTCTCGATATTGATCCGGAGTCATAACAGTTTTTAGATTGATTTTTATTTTTTGTAATTCAAACGGCGAAAAAACTGATCCGGGAAATCTTCTTAAAAAATAACCTTTGATATTTTTTGGAAGCTTTGCGAAATCTCCTAAAAACGATTTGAATAGCTCTTTATCTGTTTTAATTTTATTTGGATTTGCAATTCCTAAGTTATGAACTATCCCAGTAACGACATTAAAAATCAATAACTCGACTACGTTTGAAAACTCCTCCGATAAATCCTCTAAATAATATAACTGCTCTGGTTCTTTACTATTTTCCAATTTTTTGAACCTTCCCATTTACCGTGTATAAATAATAAGGTTGTTCTGGATTCACCGGATTGCTTACTTGAATTACTATTCGATAAGCTTCTCTTTGCCACTTCTCCAACTCTTCTAAATTATTTGCTAAATCTTTAATATTACAATCTGGAATATAACTAGAATCTGTACCATCCAAAATATCCATGAACTCGACTGACTTAAAATCTTTCATAATTTTAAAATGTTCGTATTTGGACGGAGTGTAAAAATAACAAACCTTAACCTTTTCTTTTTCGGTTTTGTTATTAATTAATAAGCTATTAATTCCAATGTCGGAAAACGAAACATATCCAAAAATATCTTTTCTAACTTCTTTAAAATTACTTCCTAAGTAAACTTGCATAAATATAAATTTAAAAAAACACACTTAAAAAATCAATCTAAAAAGGCATAAAAAAAGGGAACCGGCATGGTTCCCTTAAATGTTTTTTACGATACTAATTCGAAAGTGTAGTAGTGATGGATTTTTGAAAAATAATCTTCAAAAGAGAAAAATCCTTGTGAATCAAACCACTCAAATTTTGACTCATTACTCCAATCCATAGAAGCAATATGTTTTTGTGCTTCCTCAATACTTTCGAAATCCATGTAAAATGGTCTACCGATAGATTTATCTACAATTTTAACTTGTGCCATTTGCTCACCTCTTACACTAATAGAAGTAAACTAAAACAAAAAAGTGTCGCTTATTTTTTCCACGGATTTGCAAACCAGGTTTTAACTGGTTTTTTAGGTTCTGATTGTTTTAACAGATTTAAAAATTCCTGGGATTTATCTTTGCTATTGGATGGGCTTTTATTTTCTTTTTCCCGATTATTTTTAAAATTTAGCTCACTGGATGAATTTATTTTCTGAATCATTTTTATATCTCTCCTAAAAATAAAAAAAAGGGGAATCCGAAATGGACTCCCCTTTAAAAACTATCCAATCAACCCAGCGTCAATAAGATTTTGAGCTGTTCGACCGTAATGTCCTTGTAATTGCCAAACTAATTTAGAATCCAAACTAATTTAGAATCCAAAATACTTTGAAAAAATTCAATCATTTCAGATTCAGTCATTTCACCGGATTCATAAGCAATTATTTGATCGACTAAATTTTCCATCGTTTTTACCTCTTTCATTTATAAAAGTAAACTAAAAAGAAAAAGTGTCGCTTATTTATTATTCACGAACTCTTGAACATAATTTGGCAAGTCCAGAACTAAATCCCCACCTCGATAAAGGTCATGAAAAGAAACAAAATCAGAAAAATAACTATCCCCCGATAGTTTACTTTTTTCTATTTTGTCTAATATATCAAAACCATAAATCGCAAATAGATTGGATTCTTCTATCACCGCAACGACTGTTAAAGTCAAAGGAACTTCTTCCGATGGTTTGACAAAAAAAGTACAACTTGACTTTCTATCACCAAACAAAGACATTAATATTCTTAGTCTATCACCAAAATCAGCTCCTTTTGCAACGGCAATAAGATACCTCTTAAATTTTCTTTTGTGTTTTATTTTTGACCATTGCATAATCTACTCCACAAGAACATGGTAAGCATCCAAAAAGTTTCTCACTTCTTTGGCTTCCACGTTACTAGCAAGATGATTCTGTTTTAAAAAACTGGGGTCGTTTTCTATACTTTGTACGAATTCGTGCCTGAACGGACAAACTACAAACAAAATATTTTTATCTTCATTAATAAACGTTAACTTTTGCGGTACCGGTTTATTAAGCATTACTGTCCAGTTTTCACCAATCAATAAATTAAAATAAAACACGTCGATACATACATTACAAAAAGGAATAATACTAACGTATTTTATTTTATCTTTTTTCTTAACACCTTTTTCTTTTTTTAAATTCAGCTTGTAGACACTTTCCGATACTTTTAATTTAATCACATTCCTCCATTCTTCTTTTAATTTTACATGAAAGTCGGCAATATTGAATCCATCTAATTCTGGATACCTTAAATATTGTGACTTACTCCAATACTTCCCAAATAAATCAGATTGAACAACGACTAGAGAACTTAAATCAGTTGCAATAAACCGATTTACTTTTTTATTCTTAGATGGTTCAACTAAAATGAAATTGTTTAAATTAGTTTTTTTATTAATTATTTTTTCTATTATTTTATTCATTTTTTTTACTCCTTAAAAAAAATACCCGCCAAAAAATTGACGGGTATAGTAAATTGTTGTGAGAGATTTTATGCTTCGACTAAATCGTTAGCAAGATTTAATAGTTTTGTGTTTAAATCGACAAGTACCTCCATAGATTTAATTTTTCTAGTTCTTCTTAACTTGCCTTTTTTCGAAACAATATGCAAGTTTCCCCTAACCAACGACTCTTGAACTCGATTCAAAACATTCCAAAGATTGTCTTCTTTTTGTTCAAAGTGTAAGCATCGCACAGATTCTTCTACAGTACTTTGATTGAACTGCTCTGAATCGTATCTTAACTCGATAGCTTTTTGAGCGAAAACTTTTACTTGTTCTGGGGAAAGAACTTTTTCCTCGAAACGTCTAATTCCATTTGCAAATTTATTTACCAGTAAATCGAACTGAGAAATAAATGTTTTCATCGCTTGAAATCCGTTTTCAGAGTGCCGGATCGAAATTGCATTTCCTTTTCCCAGCATATCTTTGGAAAATAACTGGTTAGCACAAGCCACGACCATACATCCGATAAACAACTGCAAACCGGAAGTACCGTTATGAGAATTCCGAATGCAAAACTGAATTGATTTCTTGCCATCACGAAAATTTGGATGTTCCATGATGATTATATGTTTCTGAAAACCATCGATTCCTCGCTCGATAGATTTCTTTCTTAAATTTGCCTCACCGGTTCTAACCACGTTCCAACCGTATTTTTCGGCTTCTTTGATAACTTCCAAAGTAGAGATAAATCTATATTTATCTGTACGATCAGAATGCTTACAAACCGCCAAAGCTGATTTTGGTAAAATTGATTGATTCATTTTATTTATTCTCCTGTTATTAATATAAGTAAAACAAATTAAAAAAGTGTCGTCACAAAAAAAATCCTCCCAAGGTTTTTAATCTTGGAAGGATTCTGAAATTAAGCTCCGTACTCTCTGCGATAGTGAGAGTAAGATTTTCCTCGACTCCCTCTCCAATAAGAGGCATATGAATCAGCGTTTCTTTCGTTGTGCTCTTTAAGCTCCTTACTGTATTTCCATCGGGCAATTTGCACAATTTCACAGAACTCTCTGTAATTTACAATTTTCCCGATTTCTGCATAGGCTTGAGGAATTGTCTTACCGTTGACATCGATAGAAAATAAAAGATTTCCATCCGAATCCTCACCATAAACCGTAATGGTTTCTTGATATAAATCAACCGAACTATCTAGTTCAATATTTTGTTTTTCTACTGTTCTCATCGTTTTTACCTCTTTCATTTATAAAAGTAAACTAAAAAAAAGTGTCGCTTAGAATAAAAAAAAAGGGAACCAAATCGGTTCCCTTAAATCTCATATTAAAGCTTTTTTCAAAATTTGCAATCCATAAGCGTTTTCACTTTCCAAAATTGGAAGCAAGTCTCGGACTGCAATTTCTTTTGTATTTTCCAAGCCATACTTTTTACAAAACTCATTTACTCCAAAACTACAAGCCCCTGTGATTTCAGAGTAAAGTCTTCTTGTCATCTTAGTATCTAAAGTGACATTGTTGAGCCGAAAGTATTTTTTGACTGATTTATCGATTTTTTTGTACAAACCTTCGATCGCGTCGCCCCATGAAATTTCAGAGTGATATGCAAAATTCCCACGAACCGCAATCTTAACTCTTTTTGCTTCAATGTCTCGACCATCTTGCACAAAAACTTCCGCATCGATCAAAGTGATTCCTTGTTTCACGGTTTTTGAGTAAATCTTTTTATTGATAATCCCGTCAATCACAAGGAATTTTCTGGGAACGCTATCAATGTCCGATAGACAAAAATTAACACTGTAAATCGATTGTGAGTTTAAGTACTTGCCTGACTTGGCAGTTTTATATCTTTTAAGCAATTCGAATTCTTCATCGCTTGCAGTAAAAACTGTTCGGTTTTTGGTGATCGCAAGGAACTTAAACTTTTCCAAAAATAACTCAGAAAGAATAGAAACCTTGGACAAATTGTACCTATCTCTCAAAGTTTCAAATTCTGCATCTTTGATTTGTTTTCTTTCGGCTCTTTTTTGCATGACAGTTTTTGCAAACGCCAAAGACTCTTTTTGCGATACATTTACAAGATTTTGTGATTTGTAATTTTTGCAAAATTCGCAAATGTCTTTTTGTGTTAATTTTTCGGAATTTACACAAAAATCGTATAAAGCTTTAAAATATTTAGTATCTGTTTTCATCGTTTTGTACCTCAGACCATTCCCAGTTGCATGGGAAGGTTTCGCTTATTTAAAGCTCATCAGTGAGGTTTTAGAATTGCTCAGTGATATGAGCGATAAATGCTTTTTTATCCATTACTCTTTCCACAACCCCGTTTTTGTTGAGCAATCCATATCTGGTCTTGTAACCAGTTATAAACGAAAATCTTTCGTATCCAAAACGGTTATTTGCATTCTCAATTATTTGATTTAATTCTGTTTTGTTCATCGTTTTTACCTCTTTCATTAATGTAAGTAAAACAAATTAAAAAAGTGTCGCTTAAAATAAACCCCGGTTTTTGAACAGAACCGGGAAACTGTGTTTGAGAGATCAATCACGATGAAATGATTGCGTTGTGCTGACCTCATCTTTGTATATATCCGACATACATTCTATTTGAAATACGGGATGGTCTAATTCCTTTTTCAAAGTATGGATTTTTCTTTCTTCCGCAATACCATCAACAATTATCCAAGTCAACTCTTGATTATTCTCTAAATTTTTCGCATATATTATGTATTCGTATTCTTCTACTTTTTCAACGTGAAACTCAGAATCCATCTGTATAAGATCCATTCTAAATTTATGATTTTCGTCTATCTTTTGAACCAATTCCTGATATTTGCAAATAATAAAGATTATTTTTTTAATCTCTGATTGCCATTTTGACTTAATTTAATTTCCATCGTTTTTACCTCTTTCATTTATAAAAGTAAACTAAAAAGAAAAAGTGTCGCTTTAAATTCTGCTTTTAACTTGATTTCTAAAACAGGCTATGTCTTCCAATTCTAAAATCGCTGAATCAGTAAAACCGAAAATCCAATTGGATTTTATATTATGGTCATTCATAAAAAATTGAATTGTCTCAGCTAAATCTAAAACCATCGGCTCGATTAAATCTGTTATTGTATTAGCTACTTGATTGTTCATGGGCTGGAAAAGATCATAGTACTGCTCTAAGCTTTTTTGATTTCCAAAACTATCAAGTATAATTCTATTTTTATTAAGCCTGTGTTTTAAAATAATAACCTGAACATTTTTTAAATTTAGTTTTTGGTCTAAATAATTACAAAGTTTTTCACTATTTTCTAAATCCATACTCTTTACTCCTGTTTTTTCAAACTATTCCTATTTACAAAAATCTGTTTTTCATAGTCTGGAATGTCCAGTAAAATACTTTGCGACAAAATGTATTCAATGACCGCATCTAATAAATCAAAATTTTCAGTTATTTTATCTTCAAAAACTTTTATTTCTACTTCAAACTTAAAAATTTTTATTTTTTGTTCTTTAACTGAATTTGGATTTTCTATATCAAAGCTACCATCTGATTTTTCATCCCACCGAACACAGTAAACTAATCCATCCGATCCTTTCGCAAAACAAACAAGCTCGTATGAATTCTCTTGCAAACTATCTTCTTTTCTTCTCAACTGTTTTATGTCGGGAATTTGTAGACTTATATTTTTATAATTTAAATTCATTTTTTACCTACTTTTTTATACTTAAATACGGGTTTAGAAGTCTGGGAAAAATTCCAAAAACAATCTAAACCTAACATTTTATACTCAGTTATTATTCTGTTTCTTTCCTTTCTAAAATCAAAATCGCTTTTAAATTTAGAACTATCTAATGAGTCGATATTTGTTACCGACCCATCCGCATTTAAAACATTTATGTAAATAATCATATTACTATAACCGAGTACGCAATTTTGTATAATTTTCAAAAATCTCAACTAACTGCTCGGCGTAAACATCCATTATTTGTTCTTTGATTTTTTTCTGTCCACTTTTACGATCAAGATTAAAAAATGTTAAATCGTACATATCGTTTCCGAACATATCGTTTCCATTCAGTACAATTTCTAAATACTTAGCAACCCTAGTTATTTTTAGTTTTAATAACAAGCCATTCTCGATTATGACAGAACTCGACCCTGTCATAACTAGAAATCTATCTCCGCCTAACTGATTAAAAATTGTTTTAGCTACTGTTTTGTTCATCGTTTTTATCTCCTTCTTATCTCCCATTCATTTTCTTAACTATGGGGATTATAAAATCTTTATACTCTTTGCAGAATCTTAAAGCTTTCGAATCTATTTCTGAAATTCTTTCATCGCTGAAAGATTCCCACTCTTCTATCGAGTGTTGTTCGCATCCGATTGCTAACTGGTCTTTTGTGAATGCAATATGCCATTTAAGACCAATTATGTTTTTTATGTATATCCCATCTCCTACACAAAGAAATATCTTAGCACCTCGAAAATCAGCGTTTTCGAGATTAGCATTTCTAAAATCAGCATTCATAAGATTTGCATTTGTAAAATTAGTAAATCTTAAATCGGCATCTCTGAAATTAGCATCGTTAAGATTATTGTCTCTGAAATCAGAATATCTTAAATTAGCATATGCAAAATTAACACTCGCCAAATATGCATTTCTAAAATCAGCATCCATAAGATTTGCACAAGTGAAATCAGCATTTCTAAAATCAGCATCTCTAAAATCAGCATCTCTTAAATCAGCATCTCTTAAATCAGCCGATTTGAAATCAGCATTTCTAAAATCAGCATCTCTGAAATCGACATTTCTTAAATCAGCGTCTTTAAAATCAGCTCTCTCACCACCATCTATGCCCTCTAACCATAATTTATGTTTTTCCAAAATTGTTTCTATCTCAGTTTTACTTAGTTTTTTCATTCTTTTATACCTCATTTTTTTAGAAAAGCTTACTTTTCTATCCTTACGGGCTAGCTATCTAACCCGCAAGGTAGAAAAACAAACTACCTGTCGATCCACCGACAAGTGTTTCTTTTAGATTTTTTGCGTCTTTATAGGTAACGTTTAAATCAATTCTTAATTCTTGGATAGTTGGAAGATCGGAGACTGTTTCATAGTTGTCCTTGTAAAAATGTAATGTTTCTCCATTATCTCCGTTCTCGTCATCTAGCCAAACCATAATGTTTGATTTGTAAATTTTGATTATACTGATTTTCCTTTTTTGTTTTTCTTTTCTAAGTTTAAGATCGGCATCCTTGAGATTCGCATTATTAAGCACGTTAGGTGCTATTTTAGCATTCCCAGGGGTTTGTCCAACTTTTGTTGTATTTTTTTTAATCAAAGCTTTGATTCGGCTTTTTGTTTCTGTGCTTACTTGATCCCAGGGTAAATTTTTTGTTTTGAAAATTCCATACCCATCCCCGTTGTCTATAACAATATAATGTGTGCCTTGCTCTTTGTATACTAACAAACCGCCATAATCCAAGGATTCGACACAGCAATTTTCGTAATTTTCTGGGTCAAATTCTTCGTAACTTATTACTTCTTGTCTTTTTTCTAACTCTTTAAGTGTTCTCATCGTTATTTACCTCTTTCATTAATGTAAGTAAATTAAAACAAAAAAGTGTCGCCATTTCGAAAAATTTCTGACCAAATAAACCTAATTTTTAAAGCTTGTGCAAGCTCTGAGTCTACAACTCTATCACCAATTACTATAGAATTTTTATAGTCAATAATCACAAAATTATAAAATAAATCTCTTTCTGCTAAAGCAATCATACCTATCCCTGGTTTACGTATAATTGACTTTATATCTTGCGGATAAAAACAATAATAAATAGAATAAAAAGGATTACGAATAAACATGTTTTCTAATTTGAATTGGCTATTACATAAACCAACAACTTCATAATTAGCGTCTTTATATTTCCAAATTTTATCTTCAATTCCAGGATATAATTTATAATCATATTTATTTTCTGGGAAAGCTTTACCCGATGCAGTTTGTCTAACCGTACTATCTATATCAATAAATAAAACAGGTTTAACTTCGTACATTTTTTTTATCTCTTATTAGCAATAAACCACATAGCGTACAGAATGTTAGCTATAACAATTAACCAGATAAAAATAAATCTCATAACCGGGTGCCAATTTAAAAAATTAAAACTTAAATAAACAAAAGAAAACATAAAGTACAAAACAGTAACTACTATTGAATTGTAAATACCAAAAATTCTCATAACATAACCTCAAATATACTCATAAAATTGTCATCTTTGTAAACACTAAAATTTACACCATCGTAAACAATCCAATCACCAATATTTACTAATTGATTATATTTTGAACGCCGCAAAAATATATGTAAATTATTTGATTCCAATTTAACTGAAAAATCTTTCTTCAACCAATTAACAATAATATCAAATTTATCAAAGCTATCAAAACAAACCGCCTCATACTCTTTTTTGATTTTACACTTGTGGATCATGTTTAATTTTTCTCCGCTTTGCGTTATACTCTTTGATTTTATGTTTATTATTTTGTAACCAATTAACGTTAGTTTTATTTTGACATTCTTTACAACTGCTTTTTAATTTTAAAAAACTAGTCCTATGTTTATCTTGGGAAAACTCACTAAACTTTTTCCACTGGGAACACTTTGAACATACAATCATTGGCTCTCCGTGCTCATTAAACTTAATTATTCTTGGGTGTGCCATGCCTGATCTGTTGCCTGATTAATTTTTTTTGAATTTATGGGAAAGGTAAAGCGTTAGATGCCAATCCAGATCTAAATTTAATCGATACGACAAAATAAAAGAATGAACGATTAACTCTGCAATCTTATCTTGAATTGATCCTTGTATATTATTTATGTAATATTCTTTTGGTTGTAAAGACTTTTCATATTCTTCAAAATCAGTAAGACTTGTCCAATTCCGATCTTTTGATATATCCATTCTTCTTAAATCGATTAAGATTTTCTCTAAACTATAAATATCTTTTTTAAAATCATTCAAACTCCGATCTAAACCACTTGATTCGATATAACTTATAATTTCCTTAACCATTGTTATCCCCCATATAAATACTTTTTTCCGCATCCGGATCATTTTCAAAAATCAACGAATCTGCTTTGACTTGATATATTAATCGATTTAATTCTACTACTGCCATTAATTCCTCATTCTTTTGATCGTAATAAAATCTATGAAAATACACTAGGTAAGACTCCGATGACGTTTCCGAAACGATTTTAGCTCGACGCATATAAATATCAAAAATAAACCATCATATATTTTTGTCAAACAATTTTACAAAAAAAAGCACGAAAAGAATTTACTCTTCCCGTGCCAAAGTTTTAAATTCAGGAGACCGATTTAAGATTTTATTTGTTTATATACTTGAACGGCAAATTCTACACCGTCTCGAATAAACTGGTAGGTAAGCATTATTACGCCACCTCCCGAAAATAATCCAGTAAGTGTAATATCGTTGTAACCAATCGAAACACCCGGGTAATAATGAGCTGAGACAAAACCAAGACCAAGCATTAAAAACGAAATTAAGTATCTAAGTAAATTTGAACTCCGAGTGATAGAGTGATCGACAAACTCTAAGCTTGTTTTTAACAATTCCTTAGCTTGTTCGGAATTTGGATCAAGATTTATTAATTCTTTGGCTGTATATTTTTTACGACTCATTTGAAACATTCCTCTTTTATGATATAAGAATAAGAAGTATATCTATGCTTGCGACCGTTTCTTTCGTACTCAAAACCATTAACAAGCATTTTTTTTAAAAAATCATCGGTAACTCTTACAAGCTCTCCATTATGATTTCCATAATTTGTATTTGGATCACCATAAGGGTCTTGTAATATTAAAGTTTTTGGAATTGAATTACTACCACCAACAACCGGGGATATATGGGAAGTGGCATTTCTTAATAAGTGTCCAATCCAAAATCCAACGACAACAGGTGCTTTATATTTTTGTATATAATCTCTAATTTGCTGATTACTAAACGTAACTCGTTCAAATTCTAATCGACCTTGAAAAACAAAATTTAAGTATCTTATATGCAACAAACCATGAAATCTATCTTCCCCTGGTTTTCTCAAATTAACTTTTTCAATATTGTGCAAATAACTGTAAGCTGTTATTCTATCAAAAGCACGATCGTTTAAAATTTGCCCCGCATATCTAGCCAAATGAGCAAAACTTTCAATCATACACTGATTATTTCTATTTGGTGTTTGATCTAAATTAAAATTGTCTCTTTGTGTTTCGTACGGTACTAGTGGATCGGTAAAAAACTCGCTCATACGATTAGATTAACCAAGCATAAATGAAAATCAATCTAATTTTATGAGTCTTTTTGTATATTTTTGAATATTTGGTAAAATTTTTTGACTAACTGGAAACGATACCACGGCACAGAATACGATAGTTTTTACTCCAACGGAAGGATCAAATATAAACCCGGACGTTATTATTTCACCATTTAAAGAATCAAGCTCCGCCAAAAAATCGTTTAACGGAACACTACTAACTTTATTATTATCTAGCTCAAAAACTGGAACGTATATTTCACCGTTTTGGAATTGCTCACCACGGATATATAATTTAACTGATTTATGCATAAATGGGCACCTTAATATAATTGCCTTTAACAGTAACTTTAATAATTTTATCATTTTCCAAAACTATCGGAACTAATGTACTATCCGAGTGCAACTGGATCAACGGTAAATCGATACAAGCTGTACCATCTTCCAGCAATACATAATTATTGGCAAACAAAACTTGAACATAAGCTCCATGAGAATTTTTCGACATTACAATATATTTATGCCCGGTCTCATCTACTGCCTCTTCAATAATCATTTAAATCAAAGTCCTCACCTTCGGTTTTTCTGCTTTAAATAAATCATCAAAATTAAAATCATCATCTAAATTCGGTGCCTGTTCTGTTTCCTGTTCTGTTTGCATTTGTTTTTCTTGTCTAATTGATTGCAAATTTTGCAAAAAAGTAGGATCTAAAATAATATCGCCACCCTCAATCGGATCGTAATCATTTTGTTTACGAATATCATTAACAGTTCTATATATTTTAACTTCTTTACCTTCTCGATCTAATTTTTGAGAAGAGTCTTCATCTCGGATTCCCGTAAATCGCAATCGATACTTATTAATTCCAAACTTAATAAATATTGATTCCATATTTTGTTCAAAGATAGTCAACGTATCAATTAAACCACGGTCACGAGAATGTTTTTGCTTACCTTCTTGATTTTCATTTAAAACATTTTGTGCCTGAGCATATCTTAATCCAAGCTCAGAACTATCCGTATTAAAAACTGCTAGTATTAGACTACCAACAAACTCAGTATAGTCCATGTACTCCATATCACGATTATTCTTTAACAAGTCTAAAACTTCAACCGCACCCGACAAAATAGGAATACGCCAAACACCGTTTAAACCCTTAAAATTAGCAAGCCACTGATCTTGCATTAACTGTAGCTGTTCAGTAGAGAATGATTTATCTTTGTAATTTAATGCTATTTTAGGAATAGTTCCATTGTCGAATGATTCCATATTATACGCTAGAGCAAACAGAAAAGCTGTAATAACATGCACAGATTGTTCAGTTTTCGAGTAACCGTAATGATACTTTAAAACATCAGTTCGTTTTCTTGAAATTTGTAAATGCAAGTCCCTATAGGTATATCCAGCTACTATTTGTCCCACAATTTCTTGCACATAAGCAATATCATTAATTTCTGGAATTGCACGAATTCTAGCATCCATCAACTTTTTATCTAAATTATTTTGTGGAAAATAATTGTATCGAGGATCAATATCACTTTTTATACCATTCAAACCGCCATACACTACTTTTTTGATTGTTGCCCCATCTACTGCAAAAAACGAAACCGGATTTCCGGATCGATCATACTGTAACTCGGTAGCCATTTGATCAATACAAAATAAATCATCGACTAAACGAACACAATAATCTGGAAATAAATCTTCCCGCATTTCAGAGCCTTTAAAATCTCTTCTTCCAGTATTATATACCCATTCAGTCAATCGTTGCATCTCTTCTCTTTCAGCGTGAGTAACTCTTGACAATTTATCTTTTTTCTCAATCACAAAACCCGGTGACTCACCTTTGGGGTCTGGGGAAGGCTGAGTGAACTGTCTAATTTGTGCAACTCTAAGATTGACTACTGCCGAAATTAATGGATTTTTATTTTGACAATCTCTTAACAGAGAAAAAGGAACAGAACCAATTCGCTCGATCACCCCACGACTGTTAAACTGTACATCTTTAGCATACGTTTGAGATTTTGGAACTTCTACGTTCTCTGCTCCGGACATACTATTTAATTTAGCAACTACACCCGATTTTAGTAAAAAATCTTCCGGAGTCATTCCTAAAAATTTTGCCGACGCATGTATATCGGCGTTAGTCGAATTTGGCTGAAATAAAAAAGGTTTTGGAATTTCTTCGCTAAATTGATCCCAGGTTGCCACTTACTATACTCCCTTTCTCGGCAAACTTGAAATAACTTTATCGGAGTTACTTCTAGGTTTTGAGAAAATTATATACTTAGAGATTAATTTAACACTAAAACAACCCGCTAAAAAACCAAGTACAAAACTAACAATTAATAAAAATAAAAAACTAGACATTTAGATACCTCGACATTAATTTTTTATGATATTCAATAAAAGACTCGTAACCAATTATTTTATTTTCAAGTGACCGTCTATCGCCCTCTTGCTTAATAGTTTTTAATTCTTTTTTAGTATCTTGTATTTTTATCTCTAAATCTAATATAGCATCCTGATTCAACTTAACCACTAAACTATTTATTCGATCTATATAATCAATAAGCTTATTTCGTTCCGCTTCTTTTTTTAAAACGGCAACTTTAATTCTTCTTAACAATAACTTAGTTTTTTTGCCCATTTAAAAAATTCCTTTTTCATTTTTAAGCCATTCCCAGAATTTTAAGTCATTAATATAGTATCCTTCTTTATACTTATTAATTTTTTTATCTCTGTAAGCATTAGAAACAACTCTTCTTAATTTTGAATAATTTGGATATTTTGTTTTAAGCTGATCGTGGATTTCTTCAACTGAAATAAGCTGAGAATCTGGAATATACTTATCGCAAGTTCTAGAATCATAAATCATAATAGAGACAAACTACTTTGGTCTGTATAAACGTCAAACAATTTTTTAATCTTATTTTTATCTGTTTCTGTAAATTTAGAAACTAAATCTTTACTTTGGTTGTAAATAATTATTTGGCATGTTTCCATTTCTCCATCTTTACTTACTGGAAAAATTAACTCAGCTAAACTGTTAGGCTTACTAATATCGAAATATTTGGCACTTAATTGCACAACGTAACAACCTATCGCTTTTACCGATTTCTTCCTATTTTTTATGAATTTAATTTTGCTCATATTATGAGACCACCTGTATTATTTCGAAAACCTACCCCCACTAACTTCTCTAATCCGACATCAGCGTACATGTTAGAATCGAAAAAATGGTCATCACCAAACTTTACAACAATTTCGTACTCTCTATTTGCCTCGACATTCAATCTGGGCTGGATACCTAAATTGCAATGGTGGTCAATAAATTTCCTAATTGTTTCATTATAATCCCCGGTTGCTATTGGAATCAATACTTTTTCTTGCCTAAACTGATTTTGTATTTCTTTTACACGGGAAAGTTTAGAAAAAGTGACTCTTTTTTGATCTTCATTCCAGTTTGGAACGATTAATTTAGAAGCACTCCCACGCAACTGTTTACCAGACTCCGACGTATCAAAAAAAGCTCCGTAAACTTTGTTAGGAAAATACTGCATTAAAGTTTTATTTCGATCAATTCCAATTCCATTTGCATCATTTACAATAATATCAATATCAAAATGTCTAATTATTTGAGCGACTCGTTTAACATGAGCAAGACCATCTTTAGGACTTAATCCAGCTCTTAAAATCACGTTTTCATTTATTTCCTCCAAATATACAATGGCGTTAAATCTATTTTTACCAAAATATGCAACTTTAACAACAACCCAAGACTGCTTCTCACCCCAGTCAATACCAATAGAACGATTACTCATCTGAGCTGTGAAAGCTGTTTGTAATTTGTAGTCACCCTGACAAGCTAAAATGTCTCCTTGACTTAAACGACTGTTACCTTTGATAAACGCTGTACCCCAATCTTCATTCCAAAATTGCCAAGGGTAAGAACTTAATTTATGAGACTTTCTTAAAAGCGACTTACCAGTATTCCACGGTACAATCGGGGCAACCATTCTATAAGAATCATGAATATTTATTAATTCTTTCTTTTTAGGCACCCAAAAAGAATTTTTAATATAATAATTTGAATTTCTATCAATAGGAGTTTTACACTTTCTACAACCTATATAAACTAAATCTAATTTTTTCTCGTAACTGGGAGATATTTGTTCAAATGAATTCGCTTCAAAACCATTAATAATGTTTTCATAAAAATCAAACGTCTGTTCAGTTTTACATTTTGCACATTTAAAGTGCCATTCATTTTCGGAACCCTCAGAAACCTTTTTATCTATTCCTACTCCTGGAACAGTTCCAGTACTAAAAAATCTCTCCCACTGCATATCACTGTGAGAAAGCATAGCCCGAAACACACCAACAATAGATTCAGGCATAAAATCGTACTCATCGTACGCAATTACATCTCTTGATCCAGATCGCCCACCAGCTTTTCCAATCGCACCAGAAATACTATACTGTGAACCGTTTAAAAATTTAAATCTTCTTATATTAGCTGAATCTAATTGTCTATTTATTCTAGGAGATTCTTTAATTGCCGGACTAATTTTTTCAGATGAAAAGTTATCTCCCATGACATCTGTCGGAAATAAATGATGAACTCTTCTATATCCATGACTAAGACAAACAAAAATTAATTCGTTTAAATGATTTTCGGACATTTCTGTCTGTCTTGCTTTAATTATTGATTTAGTGGGTGCCTGTGATCTTAGATACTGATTTAAATAATGACGTGAAAACTGGGAAGGTACTACATCGTACTTTCCCAGCTCCATCTTAATTCCTAGCGACTTAAATGACCAGGGCTTACCGTTTATAAATCTGTAATGCGAAATCCATTCTATAATGTCTGAATAATTACTTCTATCTTTTACATCATTAAGAAACTCTTTCGCTTCTTCTTCTCTTTTTTTGAGAATTATATTGATCGATAACCCGTAAGTTCCTAAAGTATTTTGTCTTTCTAAGTTTAACTTTGCGTAACTTTTATGAGCTAGACGGTAAGCCATCTTTTGTTAGCTGTT